GGAGCAACTGGAACGGGTGCTACCGGACCAACAGGAGCTACAGGTGCGACTGGGCCAACTGGATCTAGCGTAACTGGAGCAACTGGTGCTACCGGAGCAACAGGAACTGGAGCTACCGGACCAACAGGAGCTACAGGTGCGACTGGACCAACTGGAAGTAGTGTGACTGGATCTACAGGAGCTACAGGAACGGGTGCTACCGGACCAACAGGAGCTACAGGTGTGACTGGACCAACTGGATCTAGCGTAACTGGTGCTACAGGAGCTACAGGTGACACAGGACCAACTGGAACAACTGGAGATACAGGTGCAACTGGACCAACTGGTACAAGTGTAACTGGAGCAACTGGTGCTACAGGAGCAACTGGAACGGGTGCTACCGGACCAACTGGAGATACAGGTGCAACTGGACCAACTGGTATAAGTGTAACTGGAGCTACTGGTCCAACGGGAACTGGTGTTACAGGAGCTACTGGAGTTACAGGCCCAACAGGAGACACTGGACCAACTGGAGCTACGGGACCAACTGGAACTGGTGCCACAGGAGCAACGGGAGTTACTGGAGCAGCTGGACCAACTGGAACTACCGGATCAAGTGTAACTGGTGCCACAGGACCAACTGGAGCAGCTGGACCAACTGGAGCTACTGGAATTTCCGCAGAACTAACATGGACACCTGCAATATACAATGTGGCTGGACAGGGAACAACCACACTTTGTTGTAGCGATTGTCTGAATTCATTTGGTGTTACTTTAGATGTTGGATCAGGTTACAGAAGCCTTGTATATTCTCAAGAATCGTATGATTATGCTTTTTTAGAATGGACAATTCCTGATTATAGTGGATCAAGATTAATAGGATTGACAAGTACAAGATCCATTTCATGGGTACCTGGATCTTATGGAAGCCCATCTATTTCACCACAAAGAGCAAGCCCAGATAGTGTACTTCTTGAATATGCTATGAGTTTCGCAACGAACGGAACTTTTTCTTGCGAAGATCTCCTTGAAGCAGGATACACAACTACACTAGCCGAAAGGTATAGTGGAACTTACATAGAAGGTGACAGATTTGCAATTACTTACGATGGACAAATAGCTAATTTCTACCAAAACGGTGTCAGAATAGCTTCATCTTGGATACAGCCTGGATCAGCGACTCCTCCTTTTGCCTCCAATGGACGACACAGTAGAGGTTTACAACCTATAAGTGGGACTGTAATCGATGTGAATCCCACTCCATCCGGTACAGTTCCTAGTGTTTCTGGAATGTACGTTGTGGCTCCAACTTTTTCTGCAGGAGGTGGGGTTCTAGAATCCAGCCCTGGAGGATGTGTTTTAGAAATCACAATAACTGCGGGAGCAGTTACACTCGTATCAATAGTAGAAGGCGGAAGTGGATATCAAGATCGTTTCACAATAGAACAAGACGGGGTAGGAACAGCTAATCCTGGATTAATAGTCGATGGTGCAGATATTGGAGGAATATCAGGAGTTAATGATTTATATTTTGAAATAGGAACCACAACAACTGCTGGGGTCAGAATTAATAAATCCTTAACAGCAATTGTTAAAATGTCTACAGACGGAGCTTACAGCAATCCAACTCCAACTGCATGTGTTAACGACGTGATGTTTGGACCAATGGGTCCAGGAGGAATCGATGGATCTAATGCACTGAGATTTGCTTGGCAAGACACCCGAAGAAATGCAAGCAATGTTTGGGTTCCGATAACAACTTACAGCTCAAACAACAATAATATCAATGTAACAAACTACAACGAACCTGTTTGTTCATTCAATACATTCGATAATTCAAGCCCTTCAACTTTAACTTCGGATTTTAGTCAAGTTTATTTTATTCAAGCTAGTAGATGGTCAATAGAAGGCTGGGGTAACTGGTACGAACAGCTTACAGTTAATTATAGTACTCTTATTCCTAGTGCTGATGAGTGGTGGATAGCAATTCGAAGTTGGATAGGTACAAGTCCAAATAGTGCTAATGCTGGCAAAGCCATATTAAAAATCCAAAATACACGAGATCCTGAAAACTTCGGAACGTATTACATTGATTATATAGATTCATCATTATCTCAATTTGATTCAGAAAAAGGTGGATTTCAAATATATGTTACTCCTATAAGTAGTTCTGGATCTTTATCTTCCTGGGAATCATATTCGATTTCCTGGACCTTAATTGGTAGTGATGGAGCAACCGGTCCAACAGGCCCTACTGGACCTATAGGTCCTGGAGGATCTGGATCAACTGGACCAACTGGTGTTACAGGAAATCCAGGTGCGACTGGTCCAACAGGTTCTGATGGAGCAACAGGTGCAACCGGCCCAACTGGTGCAGGTTCCACAGGACCAACGGGAAATTCAGGTGCGACTGGAGTGACGGGGATAGCTATCGATGGAGCAAACAGTAGAAGATGGGATGGTCTTAATTTAGAATTAGCACCATTCACCCAAGGTTACATTACTTTAAGGGATAATACCAATTCTGCTACTTTAGATCCTAGTCTTGTTACAACTGTAAGGCTTAATACCTCTGATAGCACTAATGCAAACATGACTAACTGGTTTTCAGCTTTGTCATCCTATGTTGGTTCAAACCCAAACAAAGCTTATCTGCAATTAACGAAAAGCTCTGATAATAATATTTTTGGTATTTACCAAATAGGAACTGTTACCAATCCTGATCCCTCTTACTTTCAAATTTCTCTTACATATATTTCAGGTTCTAGTCCTACATATCTATTTCCTTCGACAGATATTGAGATTACTGTTTCCTGGGTATTATTTGGATCAGATGGTTCCGCAGGACCAGCAGGAGATACTGGTGTAACAGGAGCAACCGGTCCAACGGGCGCAGGAGAAACAGGTGCTACTGGGGCAACTGGTCCAACAGGAGCAGCTGGATACACTACGGGTATAATTTACTACTTAAATGAAAGTGTAACTCAAACCCCCTATAAAGAATTTTCAAAAATACCAACTTCAACTACTGAACAAACAGTAAATTTGACACTTGCAGCTGGAGCAACTGGAATTATACAATCCTTCCAAACTCCATCAGGCGACCCAAATCTTTCTGTAATTCCCGCTGGATTATGGAGCGCTTATTTACATTTTGACGGTAACTCAGGAACCGACGATTGGGAAGTTTATTATGAAGCTTATAAACGGGCAACAGGGGGAACTGAAACACTTCTCTTTACTTCAGATACTGAGGTGATTACAAACATTCCAACTACAACCACAATGTTCCTGTTGGATGGTGTATTTCCCCAAAGCAATATTTTAACAAGTGATAGGATAGTTGTTAAAATTATTGCTTATAACACTGGTTCTGGATCTCAAACTATTAATTTTCGAACTGAAGGAAGTCAGCACTATTCGGTAATTACTACTAGTTTCCCATCTCAACCAGGAGCCACTGGACCAGTTGGTCCAACGGGTGCTACTGGACCTACCGGACCAACAGGAGACACAGGTGCTATTGGACCAACAGGAGATACTGGTGCCACAGGACCAACTGGAGATACAGGTGCTGTTGGACCAACAGGGGATACTGGTGCTACCGGACCAACTGGAGATACAGGTGCTACCGGACCAACTGGGGAAGTTGGACCAACCGGCCCAATAGGACCAGGAGGATCAGGATCTGTTGGACCTACAGGACCTACTGGATCTACAGGACCTTCACCAACCACTGTTAATGCTTTCGGAATTACCATAGATGGACAAGGAGGAACAATTACAACTGGTACCAAAGGATATGTAAGCATACCTTACAATTGTGTTGTAACTGGATGGACACTCATTTCTAACGCAACAGGATCAATAGTAATAGACATCTGGAAAAATGCAGGTGCTGTTCCTACTGTTAGCAATGCAATTGCAGGAACCGGACCAGATAAACCAACTTTGAGTAGCCAACAATATGCACAAGATACAACTTTAGCAACATGGTCAACAACAGGAATCAGTGCAAATGATGTAATAGGATTCAATGTTGATTCAGCAACAACTGTTGCCAGTGTTACATTAACAATAGCAGTAGAGAAAAATTAAATTTATGACTTACACTATTTTACAAAGAAGAGAAGAAACTTATCCTGCTGAGATTTTCATATCAGAAACTGAATCAATAATGCAGGATCAAAACATAGTTTTCACTTTAGTTGAATATGATTTTGATGGAACTAAAATAACAGTAGATATTCCTCACTTTATGCCTCCTGATGAAGATTATATAATTTTGGGTATAGAAAATTGTGGAATTACACAACAACAAAAATTGGGATTGATTGAATAATGGCAGTAATTACTATAAGTAATACAGGTGGTAACTGGAACGCAACTGGGACATGGGTAGGTGGAGTTGTTCCAGTAGCTGCAGACAGTGTAATTGCTACTGCTACTTCTGGTCCATTAACAGTGACTGCAAATGCTACAATCAATGGTGTTAATTTTACAAATTACACAAATACTTTTACTATTAACTCCGGTGTAACACTTTCTCAGGGTGCGGGTAGTGCAACTTCACAGCCTTTTACATTTGTTTCAGGTATGACTGTGGCAGGAACAGGAACTTTATCTTTCAATGGCACTTTCACAATGACTTCCGGAGGAAAAGTTTGGACAGGAAATCTAAGATTTGCACCTCAAGGCTCCGGTGCAAGTAGGACTATAACTTTAGGGGATAATTGGACTATTGAAGGAAATCTTGAATTTATTCCAGGAACTTCCCTCACCCAGGTTGTGAACGGAGCAGGATTGTCAATAACTGCAAGAGGAAATTTAACAGTGGGATCAGCAACACAAGCGATAGCTGTTCAAGGAACCGCAGGAATAATTTTGGCACCTCCAGTTTCTACGACTTGCACGATAAGCACACCTTACCCAAACACCTCAGGAAACAACAATTTAAGAAATTCTCTAACTATAAATGGTGCAGGGAGTGTTTTGTTTAATTATCCAAATAAATTCATAGATTTTGGAAGTATCACTCATACTTCAAGTGCAGGCGTGACAGTTACTGCCTCAACAGAATTGAGATTTACTGTAGCCTCAACATTATCTATAAATGCTTTTGGTGTTATAGCAGGGGATATACGTTTTAATGGAACTGCTACTTTCACATTAGCTAATAATATACAAATTAGTGGAACTCTTTTTTTTGGGAACTCTTTGCAATCTATCAGTCCCACACTTTCTGGATCCACTATTAACTTAACCGGAAATCTTACAACCTTGCACAATGCTGGAGGTCAAGTAGTTACAGGGACAACTATAATTAATGTTACTTCTGTTTCGCCTACCTTCACTTTAACAGGTGCAACACTCCCAGCTTCTGCAAGATTTGGTTTAGATTTAATTATAAATTGCTCAGGGACTGTAACTTTTTTTAGTACAAATAATCTCTATGGTGGGGCTGGCCGAAGTTTTACACACACATCAGGTACGATTGTATTTACTCAGCCCAACGCGAATTGGTGGACAGTATCTGGATCAACAACTTATAATTTAAACAGTGCTACTTTCCCATTTCCCAACTTTTTTGCTGCAACAGGGGGTGCACCTATTTTCGCTGGATCTCAAGGAGCAACTTTTAGGACGTACAACTCCTCGGTTGCAGGACTTACCCATACTTTTTCTGCAAGCAAAACGTATACAGTTAATGAAGGAATTACTTTAGCTGGAACTGAAGCTTCTAGGATTTCTTTTGTTTCGTCTGTCCCAAGCACACAAGCAGTTTTCACTGTTGTACAGGGAGCGACTATAGATGTGGGATACGTTAATCCAACCGATATTGATTCATCACAGGGACAAACAGTCTGGGATTATAGGGGGACTTTTCTTAGAACTACTAATTGGCAACAACTTCCAGTTCAACCTACAACAATCTCTAGCTTCAATATATAAATTATGGCCACATATTATTTTAGGAGTACAGGTACAAACTGGGGAGCTACTGGTGATTGGAGTGCAACGCCATCCCCTACTTATTCAGCAGGAGCTGTTCCAACTACTCTTGACAATGCTGTTTTCGAGGCTGCTAGTGCTAACTGTATCATAAATGCTGGCGCTACCCGTAACTGTTTAAATCTTACTTGTACAAGTTATACAGGAACCCTTACTTTTGATACCGAATTGATTGTGACTGGTAATGTTGCACTTGGCTCTTCATCTATGACTATGGCAGGTTCATCGTCGCTTAGACTTACTCCAGGGACAACACTTTCTTTATCATCCCTTGGATGTATTTGCTCGGTGACAATGATTATACAAAAAAGTACTGGTACTGCAACTCTTACCTGGGGTAGTAACTGGACACAATCTGGTGCTTTTATTCTTTCCGGAACAACCGCATGGACTTGGAATGGTAATACAATTACCTTTAAAGGATCATCAGTACAATGGAATAATCTTTCTTCCGTCGTAGGGACATCTGCGCTAGTTTTTGCACCTGATCTTGGAACCACTATGAACATAACAAGTAGTACAAATGCTAGATGGGCTATGGCTTCAGTAACTATTAATGGAGCAGGTGATGTCAATATAAATATATCCCTTCTAACTTTGTCTACGATTTTTACTCACATCAATGGTGCAGTAACACACACAGGAACTATTTTACTTGCAGGGTTTAACACTTTTGACGCTTCGGGGATGTCATTTCAAAATTGCCAAACAAACAATTCTACCAATACCACGACCTTAATATCAGATCTTAATTTTACAGGCAACTTTACAATTCCAAGTTCTATAGCAAATATTAATGGTCCAGGAATAAATGTAAATATAGGGGGTAACTTCACTAATAACAACGCCGGTGGTTCTCCTTCTGGAACTGCAAAAATAGTTATGACAGGCACGGGAACTATTAGCGGAACTTCTACTGGTAATTTAAGTAACACTTTAATAATCAACACCTCTGGAACTATTACATTTTCTGGTACGATTTCTTGGTTAAGAACTTTTATTTTCACCTCGGGAACAATTGTTTCTACTGGTAGTACAGTAGCGTGTCCTGCTGTAAGTTCATTCACTATAAACAATAGTGGTTTCAACTTAGCAAATTTTTCTGCATTAAACAATGTTGTGTTTAGTGGAACCCATGGATGTACATTCGAAACTTATACTGGTCAAGGCACAGGTGTAACTCATACTTTTGGATCGAATTTAATTTATACAACAAATTCTCTTACTTTTTTAGGTGTAGCTTCTAATAATGCGATTATAAGATCTAGTACACCTGGAACAACAACAATTTTAACTGTTCCATATGGGGGAAGCCTAGATGTAGGACACGTTACTGCCACTGATATCGACTCCTCTAATGGTAGAACAATCTGGGTTTACAAAGGAACAATTGGAGCTGCAACTCTTAATTGGCAACAGTTACCAACAATACCAAAAACCATAGGTGTACCTTGGGTTCGTTAAGGAGAAAGATAATCTCTCTGAATATATACAAAGATGTCATACAAGTATTTTTTAGATTGGAAAGAAGTTGAGGAGGAATGGATTGGCACTGACTATATTTGGATAGATGTTGCGATATTAATAGAAGACACTGTTGGAGGTATAGTTGGAGGGGACCTTACTTTAGCTCTTGATGAAATGGATCCTTGGGAATCCATGAGAAAGAAGCTGATTAAGAAAAAGGTAGAAGAAGAGAAGATAAATAAACTTTTAGAGGTTATTGTACAGGTGAAAGGAAAAGAGAAGAAATTACAAAAAGAGATAACGAAAACCGCTAAAATTACTATTGATGATATTCAAAAAACTTTGGATCTGTATAGTAAAAAACACATACAAGTGAAGGCAGAAATTAAAGAAAAATAATGCAAAAATACGAGGATTGGAAACATAAAGGATCAAGTTCTGCAATTTTAGAAGCCTTGAACAGGGGATCTGGAAATAATGTTGCCACTTTTGGATCAGTAGATTCTTTTATTTCTGGAATTCTCGGACAATCGTTCAACAAAAATATTCCAGTTAGTTCTCAGTCTGAACAAGTCATTCAACAAAACACAAATATTCCTCCAAGGGAACACGAGGTTGAAAATCCACAGAATCACAGCCACAGTTCCAACCATGATAACATCCAAGACGATTTTGAAGAGGATGACCAAGAAATAGAATCGGAAAATACTGAAGATGAATCAGAATCTTCCTTATATAAAATTTATCGAGACAAGGAAGAAGTTTTTGAATGTAACATCTCAGTACAGGGAGCAAAACTTTCATCTTCGCAAGTTCGATTGGTCTTTGATCATGAAATTTGCAATCTCGTTTTCTACGGTAAAATAAGTAAGGACGGAAAATGTGCGGTTGCACTTAAAAAAATGAATTTCTATCCAGAAAAATCAACGGGTCGTGTCAGATTAGAAGTTATAGTTGATGACACTATTTTCATTCCTTGGGAAGAAACATTTATTGTGGAAGGAGCTAAAAAAGTAACAGTTCAAATCAAATCTCAGAAGAAAGTAGATATTAGATTTTGATATTCTGGACTGATTTGAAAAAAGTAGGATGCCAGGACCATTAGATTTAACCAATGTCAAAGTTTCTGATACTTTTCCCAGGTTGGTTCAAACTGACGGAACTGGTGGATATTTTGACGGAACTGGAAACCCTTTAACTTTTCCTCCAAGCGGAGGAACTGGACCAACTGGTTCCTCTGGTCCAACCGGTCCAACCGGAGACACTGGACCTCAAGGACCAACTGGTGTTGCTGCTTCATTAGATTCTTGGACGTGGGGACCAGTTGTTTCGAATGGCAGAATTTACACGAGTAATGGTGCTTTGGGCGGAGGAGAGGTTTCTATACAGATAGAAGAAACCTCCAGTAGCAATGTAGATTATGATGGATTATTTGCTTCAATAAGTGTTGGATCTATTATAATTTTACAATATCAACAAAGTTTTTACACATACCAAATAACTGCAAATCCTGTTGATCAAGGGTCATATTTTGATTTCACTATAACCCCATTAGTGAATCCAGGTTCTGTAACTCCTTCTATAGGAGAATCAATAAAAGTTACTTTTCTCCCTATAGGAGTTATTGGTCCAACGGGTTCTACAGGAGCTACTGGTTTTGGTCCAACTGGAGCAACAGGTATCCAAGGACCTACCGGGCCCACTGGTTCCACTGGTTCCACTGGGAATACAGGAGAAACCGGTGCAACCGGAGCCATCGGACCAACGGGAATCCAAGGACCTACCGGACCTACCGGGAACACAGGAGAAACAGGTTCAACTGGAGCCACTGGGACAACAGGTATTCAAGGACCTACTGGACCTACTGGCTCTACAGGAAATACTGGAGCTGTTGGAACAACAGGTGGTACAGGAGCTACTGGTAGTTCTGGTCCAACAGGTGCTACTGGAGCAACTGGTCCAACGGGAGCAGCTGGATACACTACGGGTATAATTTATTATCTAAATGAAAGTGTATCTCAAACACCTTATAAGGAATTTTCAAAAATTCCAACTTCAACTACTGAACAAACAGTAAGTTTGACACTTGCAGTTGGAGCAACTGGAATTATACAATCTTTCCAAACTCCATCAGGCGATCCGAATATCACCGTGATCCCAGCAGGTCTTTGGTCCGCTTATTTACATTTTGATGGTAACTCAGGAACTGATGATTGGGAAGTTTATTACGAAGCTTATAAACGTCCAACATCTGGACCGGAAGTACTTATATTTACTTCAGATTCTGAGGTAATTACAAACATTCCGACTACAACCACAATGTTCTTGTTGGATGGTGTATTTCCCCAAACTAATATTTTAACAAGTGATAGGATAGTTGTTAAAATTATTGCTTATAACACTGGTTCTGGATCGCAAACTATCAATTTTAGAACTGAAGGTAGTCAGCACTATTCAGTAATAACTACTAGTTTCCCATCTCAACCAGGAGCCACTGGACCAGTTGGTCCAACAGGTGCTACTGGACCAACTGGATCAACAGGAAATACTGGTGCCACTGGTGCCGCTGGAGCAACTGGAATTGGCTCTACTGGAGCAACAGGAGCAACAGGAAATACCGGTGCTACTGGAGCAACTGGGCCTGCATTTATCTTACAGAAAACAATTTTTGTAGATCCAAATGGCGATGATGCAACAGGATCTCCTGGGGATATCACTTTACCTTTTGTAACTATTACAGGAGCAATAAATTATATAATAAGCAATACACTGGAGGATTTTACTATAAAGGTTTTTTCTGGCTCTTATACTGAATCTGTTCCTGTTTCGAATTTTACCTATTTTCCTAAAATTTTTATCGACTTTGATCCAGGGGTAAGTGTTTCTTTTGTCACATTTGCAAATTCGTGGATAACTCTTGATTCTTCTTCGAAGTTAACTTTAGTAATGAATGGAAATGAAAGCGAAAAAACACGGATGGTTTTCACAGGCACAGATCAGCTTTTCTTATATGCTGATGCTGTTACTGAGTTGTATGTGGTTTTACAAAATATTAGAATTGAATTTAATCTTGAAGATAGTGCAGGTGTTGGAGGTGCTCCAATCAGTTTAACTGCAGGAGATATATGTCAGGTTTATTTGAACAATTGTATTTTGATAAATTCAGGAAATACTGCTGTACTATATTGTGATACAAATAGCTCAGTAACTCCTGCATATGAACTGAGGATTGAGAATTCAATTATTTCCGGTAATACCCGAAATATCTCAAGTTTGCCTTCTACGATTTATCTTAATGGTGAGATGAGTTTTTCTTTGATTAACACATCAGTTATAAACCAAACAAATATCCCCACATCGTTGATACAGTTTCTTAATTCATCGGACCACTCAATTTATTTATTTTTAGATGGATGCACGTTTTGGTCAGAAATTGCAACAGCTACTCTTGCAGCATCTGCAACTTTCAAGTCAAATGTAAGTATTGCATCAAGATGTATATCTAATACTAATGCACCTACAGGCCTCGTTTATAATATTTTGAATGGAGATCTTGATGTAAAATTGAATTTCAACAAACCTAATTACCTGGCATGAGTATTTGGAGACCAAATTATCAATTTAATACTACCACTTATACGATAGAACCTGGAATAACTTCTGTCGAAATAACAGGTGCAACTGGTGGTTCAGGAACTCTTACACTTCCAAGTATATCAACGAATGAGATAGGTGTTGGTTACACTATAACAATTTCGGATTTTGGGAGTAATATAAATGGTTTAGTAATCCAGCCAAATCCCTCAGATTCTGGCTATAAAATCAATGGCGACAATTCCGTAACAACTTATATTTCTGGTACTGTCTTAAAAGTGTCTTATGAGGGATTTTCAAGTTGGGTATTAATCGCAGGAGATGCTACTGATGCAACGAAAACCTTTGGTATTGTAATAGATGCTGGAGATTCTGTAATTACAACAGGTATTAAAGGGGATTTAGTGATTCCATACAATCTAAAAATATTAAGTTGGCAAATTCTAGCAGATCAAACTGGAAGTATTGAACTTGATATATGGAAAGACACATACGCTAACTTTCCTCCAGTTGTGGGCGATTCGATAATTGGTGGAGGATATCCATCTATTTCTGCTTCAAACAAAAATACAAGCAGTTCATTAGGATCTTGGGTTACTACAGAGATTCAAAGAAATGATATATTGAGATTTAACGTGAGGAGTGTTAGTTCGATAAAAAGGGCAACTTTTACTTTAACAGCTAAGATTATATGATAGCATATTTAATAAATAAAAGGTGTGTTGGTAATGATGATTTCTTTGATCTTAATTTTTCTGACGACGAAAACAATCAACTCCAATTTAGTTTATCTGGTGTAATTTTTAGCCAACCATACACTACAATAGAAATGGAAGAAAGAGTAAGAGAGATAGCTTTGAATTTATATCCAGATCAAACTTTAACACAAATAGTAATTGAATAATGGCAACTCTGGTCTCTGTACAAAGCGGTAATTTTCTAGATGCTTCAACTTGGGACGTTGTGAATGCAGCTTCTTTTTTGGATTCAGTTGTTGCCCCAGGAACAGTCACAACTACCCCAACTAACTCAACAGCTTTTACTCCTGGTGCAATTACAACTTCTGGAATTCTTATACAAATATTAAACACAACTACAAGTCCTTCCGGAACTTTTACTGTTGCTTTGTTTAACACGACTGCTGGTGCAGCAGTTGCTGGTGCAACTGTAACTGTTAACGTTTCGGATCTTCCCGCTGTTCTGAGTACTAGAACGGGAGCGAGAGGTTTAGGGTGGGCTTATTTCAAATTTGCTTCTGATATAACATTATTAGCAGCAACTAACTATGCAGTAAGACTCTCTACCTCTGTTGCAAACCAAATTACAGTATACACGTCAGGGACAACAAACTGGAGCAGGGGATTAGTTACAACTACTAATGCAGCTCCAGCAGCTACTGACGTATTAATTATTGCTGGAAATTACACTGGGGCGGGAACTAGTAACTCATATGCGGTGACGATGAACCAAACATCCAGTGCAACTGTGTATGGCCAGATCTACATAGCAACAAAAGGCACTCTTCAATATCCCACAACAGCAGCAACTTACATACTTAGGTTGAGTGGTAACATGTTCGTCACTAGTGGGGGCACTTTAAAAATGGGAGATTCAACGAATCCGATTCCTAATGGTGGATTTGCAAGATTAGAGCTAAATGTTACTTCAGCCAATCAATTCAGTCTTTTTATAAGTGGAGGAACTTTTATAACTTATGGGGAAGAAAAAAGCACAGGAATTAAATTAGCTGCAGATGCTTCTGCTGGTGCAACATCAATAACACTAAGTGCAACTCCAACTAACTGGAAATCCGGAGAGACTATCGTTTTAGCTTCAACATCTACAACTGCTGCTCAAGCTGAGATAAAAAACCTTGCTTCTGGAGTTAGTTCAACAACTGCTTCAATTGCAGCATTGACCAATGCACATTCAGGAAGTTCAAGTTCATGGACTGAAGCAGATATAGCAAACCTAAATAGAAATGTAATTATTACTGTTGGGGCTACTACTACACTTTCAACGAATGTACAAATCACCGGACAAAATACTGTTGTTAACTGTAAATACACGCAGTTTTTGCAATGTGCAGGAACAGCAGCGACAACAGCAGGAGTTAGTGTTGGGACCAATACAGGAAATGCTCAAGATATGAGTGTTGAAATTAGATATTGCTCGTTTTACCAATCAACCCCCCTCGCTTCAGGTCTTGGATTTTATCTTGGTACATCAGTGGCAGGTACTGGATCCTCCCTTATTTTTTCCGATAATGTTATCTACAATTACAGCGGAGCAGGAATAACTCTTCTTGCTGTAGCCGGTGTTGATAGTTTAACTTGGAGGAACAATTTCTTTGTAAGAAACGGAAGCTGTTTTGTTCAATACTGGATTGGATCTAGTGATGGAAATATATTTACCTCCTCCTCCAGTACTGGAGTGATTTTAAATACATATTCGTCTGGCACAGCAAGATGCTATCCTATTGGTACTAATACTATTTTTGATAACTGGAGAATATATTCGAATGGTTCTTTTGGTGCACAATTTGGAGTTTCAGCAACAGTTGCGAGTGAATTTTCGGATAAAAGTGTCTTAACTATTCCAGGATGGAGGGTCTTCTATAATGCTGGAGGAACAGCAATAACTTTTGTCAATTATGACATGCTTTATTCTTCCTCACAAATAACTTTTGATTCTGCTTACATTTTTGGATCGAGTAATTCTTTAATAACTTACACCAATCTCATTAATAGAGTTATTTTTAAAGATTGTTACCTTTGGAGAGACAGGAACGTTACTGTTGCAAGTGCTGTTTATCCACAAGCAAGTCAGGTTCCATCATACACAGATTATATGCACTTCGTTGACTGTTCTTTTGCAATTTCTCCAACAGGTGGAACAAATGCCTTTAGCACTTCAATTTTCCGTTCAGACTATACTAGAGGTGGAAATCTTATGGTCTCAAATCCACAATTTTTTGGAACTGTAAATTCAAGAAACAATTTCTTCAAGGGAACACCATACATACAAGGAATACAAGTTTTTAAAGAGAATGGTGTAACAGGAAGTAACACAATTTACACAAACCTTGGAAATATTTCAACAGACACAACTATATTTAGAACTTCAGCTCCATCAACAAGATTGACCCCCGCTTTTAGATATGGAATTTTGGCAAGTAACACTGTAAGAATTCCTGTAGTAGCAGGAGAGTCAAGCACAGTATCTGTTTGGGTAAGATTATCTACATTGGCAGATGGAGTCCAATATAACGGGATTAACCCAGAATTGGTTTATCGATTCAATAGTATGTCAAGTAATTTAGAAGATACTGTTGTTGCAACAGCATCTTCAACAGGTGGTGTTTGGCAACAATTAAGCTATACTGTTTCTGCAGTTCCGTTAGATACTGTATTAGAATTTTTTGTACAATGTGATGGAACTAATGGATGGGTAAATGTTGATGATTGGGATACAAGTTCAGTTAATGATAGTAGAGGAGGAGTGTTTTTCTCTAATCTTGTTGGGGTTTATTCTGAGCCAGATTTCGGTGCAGGTGGTGCTTCTTATACTTTTATTAACTAAATCGAATTTTTTTTATAAATTGCACTAAAATTTATAAAAAAGATGAAATATATTTTTTTACTTCTCTCCGTTTGTTTGCTTAGTTTTAATTTCCCTCCTAAGACAAAAAAAATCAACCTCATTGTCAATACCAGAAGTGTAAGTGATATAAGTTTACAATACCTCGAGAAAAATTTCAATCACACAGATTTCTCTGGTATTTTCACTTACGAAGTTAAAGAAGATCCCTGTTGTGATTCACCTTCCACAGAAGTTTATTTCCAAGGTTCCAGTTTAGGAGTTATTTACGGAATTCCTAATAAAAGTTTTTTAGAAAAGATCTTACCCATTTTAGAGGACCAAATTCTTGAGATAGATCGAATTGAGAAAGCAAGATCTTCTTTGGATAAATAATACATGGAAATTAAAAAGTTCAGCAGTTTTATTCTAGAAAATGAATCTTCCGATAGACCTGAATCCTTCGAATTTGTCAAGCGTGTTTCTAAAGGAGACTTTCTGATTTTAAAAGATAAGAAGACCAACAAGCTTTGGGCTTTTTATTATTCAGATTTTGATAAGAAAGATTTTGGTGAATATGCAGATGTTGAAAAAATCTATTATGGTACTGATGAAGACGGAGATCCTGATTGGGAATATGATTGGGAAAATTATGATCCCGATGATGAGGACATGGTACAGTTTGTAAATAACAACATCAAAAATTTACAGATAGGAAAAGGTCTGAGAGACTGGGAAGATGGTATAGAATTAGTAGAAATCAATCAAGCTTTGGCTCATGACTTTCTTTCTAACTTTTATGAGCTTTCTCCGAAAATATTAGGTTTAACATGAAACACATCAAACTCTTTGAAAATTCGGGACAATCAAAATACAAGGATTTCTCTGATTCTGAAGTTGCTTATTATCAAAGACTTTGGGATTTTTTGCATTTCAAATACCGCACAAATAAATTCTTTTCTAGTCTTTGGGATAAAGTCACAAGTAAAAAAAGGTTGACTAAAAACCAGTGGATAGAGCTTGAATTCCTTCTTAAGAACGGCAAAAGCCGTTATGAAGCGGGTATGCTTCCTTCGAATTATTAATTAGAAACGAAACTTTATTAGCTTCTAGTGTAAAAAATTTATGCCTAGCAAATATAGATTTTTCTTTCACTATAGGAAACAAACGGGAGGTATGACTGTTCACTTCAGAGGTCAGTGTATACCAATTCGTGATGTTGAATGTAAAGTGAAATGTGAAACTAAAAGGAATAAAACTCAGCCCTATCTTGTCTTGCAAGGCTTTTGTTCAGATGTGATAGTAGAGGGAGAAAGAGCAATTATAGTTTAATGGTTAGACAAAGAAACTGGGGAAAATCAAATGCTTTTTCGGAAGGACACAGAACTTGTTTGCCTGGCAATTTCTGTCTTTGGGACATAGATGGTTTTTTATTAGATGAAAACAGAGATCCTTGTGCAATCTATGAAGGAAAATACAAAATGCTTTCCAAAGATAGAGGAGATTTTATAGATTCATTTTACAATCCTAGGAATTTACAAGCATCTTTTTTAATTAAACTTTCCCACATTTTACCCGTTTGGATTTGTGAAGAATCATCCAATCTTTGGTGGAAAGTCAATAACGGAAAATTAGAAAAAACAAATAATCCAAACCTGGATATTATAAACACCGAAAATCGTGTTTATGTTGAGGATATTCTGAATAGGACTATCGGAGAAAATTCTTTCACTGGTGTTTTCGTTCGTACTGAGGGTGAAAAGGTTTGTGAGTTAGATCCTTTTGGAGCTTATTTGTCATTCAGATTGAAAGTACATAAGATTCTTGTTAATGATATCTTTGAGGACAACACCGTGTACTTTAAAAATAATGATGTGGTTGTAAAGTCAAGTTTAGATGAATCTCAATCTGGAAATTGGTATCAAGATTGGATAGATTTAGGAATTCTTTAATCTTGTTGGATATTTGACTCCAAGAATTGCTCGAAATCCACTTCTACATCTTCCCAAAAAGTATCAATTCTATTTTTAACCTTCTCAAGCTCTTTTTCTAAAAAAACTAATCTCTTGTAATATCCATCAAGAATAACTTTAACATTGTTGCTTTCCTCTTCAGCAGATATTATGTCTTGTGATACCGGTTCAGTTCCTATTCTTCTTAGAAATCTATATGCTGGATTGGATGCTTGTTTAAGCTCTTGATAAAGCTCAAAATCCTCTTCGCTGATTTCTTCGGTCAGGTCGTTTAGATGATTTACTCTTTCTTGGATCCAATCTTCGGGTTCATCAAATAAGTAATCCCTATATTTGAGAAAAAGCCAACCTCCACTTCTCCCCGCTTGACTCCAGGCCTCAAAAAATCTAGATGAGTCAATTATATCGTCCGCTTGTATTTGAAGATTGTCAGAAAGAAAAGTATCCCACATTTGATAGATGTAATCAAGGTCAACATTATATGTTTTCCGGAGCTTCTCAAATTCTGGCCAAGTTCTAGTCTTGATGTTAAATTCAAAAGAATCTGAATTTTTCCTGCCATTATATGAGTAGTCTTTTTGGATTTTTTCAGCTTTTAAAACTACTTTTTCTATTTTGTCCATAATCTCAGGAACCCAGTCAAATCTTGTATCTAGATCAAAGTCTTCAGGCTTCATTCCTTGTGATTCATTAAGATAATCTGCAAACCTCTTTATCATGAAACTATATATCAAGCAATTTACTATGATGAACATGGACCCACTTTTTGCAGGTAGATTAATCAGAACTTATAGTGGTCATTATTTTGATGTCTTTGACCCTAATCCTGATCATCTTGAGATAATAGATATTGCTCATTCATTATCCCTGTTATGCAGATTTGCAGGACATATAAAGAGCTTTTATTCAGTTGCTGAACATTCCATTTGGGTTTCAGAAAAAGTCTCAAAACAGCACGCTTTACAAGCTTTATTACATGATGCCAGTGAAGCATACTTAATTGATTTACCAAAACCCATAAAAGACGAGATTCCACAATACTTGGAGGTTGAGGATAAGCTCATGAAGGTTATCGGTAAAAAATTTGGATTTGATTATCCTCTTTGTGATGAAGTAAAGCTTTATGATAGGGAGGCCTTATTTTTTGAATGGGAAAATAAAGTACTGAGCGACAACTTTCAATCAATGGATTCAGAAACAGCCAAGAAACAATTTTTAGAAATTTACTACAAAATAAAATAAAAATTTATGCCTAAAAGTAGAGTAAGAAAGAAAAATGGTAAAAAGGTAAAACATACACCTAAACCAAAAGGCTTGTCAAAAACTAAGATGAAAAAACTCATGGAGATGATTCAAAGCCAAAATAAATCTTCAGAAGGAGGTGCAGTTTCTGAGATTAGATCGGAAAATGAATCATTAGAAATATCTAGCGATTTCACAAAAAAATTAAACGTAAATCCAAGTAGTGAAATCGATTTATCAGGTCCGTCTTTAAGTGAAATTGACGAAAAAATAAGTGAATAAAGATTGAAGTTCAAAGTCTTTGAGGTTATATAGACTACTAAATAACTCAAACAAAATGAATAGTCTTAAAGACCAAGAACTAGAAAAAGTAATTGATTCTTCACAGAAATCTTTTATCCTATTTTCTGCAGATTGGTGTGGACCTTGCAAAATTATAAAACCAACATTGGAGAAAGTGTCAGAAGAATTTCAAAACGATTTCAATTTCGTAAAGGCAGATGTTGGAGAGGCTCAACTAACAACTAAAAAGTTTGGAATTAAAAATATTCCAACATGTGTGATCACCAGTGAGGGTAAAGAAGTTGCTAGATTTTCAGGAGTAAAATCAGAAGATCAAATAAAAATTTTCCTCCAGGAGAATCTAAATTGAAACTTTGTATTACATTAGCGGTATCAAAATAAAACGTTCTTTCATTTCTTATTCTTTTTTTCTTGAAGCGGTTTAGAAGGATACTCCACAATTACGCAAAAAAAGCTGAGTATTAATCCCCAAGATTAGTACAAGGCACAAAGGTTTTAGTAGTGCTACAGAAAAAACGCCTGCAAAGGAAAACCACAGTAGATCGGGTCATTATACCGGCCTAGAAATTAGGGTACGACTAGCTAACGTAATTAGCAATCCCTTTTAAAGATTTCTCAAGAAACAAAGAAATAACTAAATCTGAAGCGGTGTTTTGGGATACTTCACTTATTATCGAAAAAAACCCAAAACTAATATTCTCGGATTTTTTTTAAAGACTAGCAATAGTCATAAAAATTCTGGGATCTAAGTGTGAGATTTTTCACATTCTAGATCCTTTTTTATTGTGTAATTTAAACCACAACTCTCATGTCTAAATTAAGCGAATTTGGTATTAAAGAAACAGCTTTGTCTAGAAAAAACTCTGGAGACAAAGTTCAGAATTTCATGTCAGGAACATCTTACAAGATTTCTCCTTTACAAACATTGAAAATTGTAGCAGCTTCTTCGATTTTTGGAGAACCTCAATATTATCGGGATGGGATCAATTCTAATGCTACAATCAAAAATATCTCTACGATTATAGACCATTCAATTTTCCCGGATCTATTCAAAGATAAAAGATCTGCAGTGGATGTTTTTGAGCAGGCAATCGACAATTCGCTTTCTTTTGATTTCCAAGCTACATTGGACTTAGCCCTAGAACTCAGGACTGAATATCTTATGAGATTAAACCCTTCGGTTATATTTGTTAGGGCACTTTCTCACGAGAGCAGGAAATCTTTTAATGAGATGAATCCTGGTTATATGAAAAACATCGGGAAGAAAATTGCAGAAAGACCTGATGACTTAACTAACCAGTTTGACTATTACATGTTTAAGAATGGAACAAAATCAAAGCTTCCATCCTTAATTAAACGTACATGGGCGGAAAGATTAGAAGAGTATAGCAGATATCAGCTCAACAAGTACAAGGGCAAAAAACTCATTGACCTAGTAAGAATATCTCATGCTTCTAATGATGACATCAGTGAGCTTATGACAACTGGTAAGCTCAATATTTTAGAAACTGAAATGACCTGGGAAAGTCTTAAGTCTGCAGGTAAAAACTGGCAAGAGATTTTGAAGCAAATTACAGTTCCTCATATGGCTCTTCTGAAAAACCTAAGAGGAATTTTCAAAGAGATATCAGATCTTGATACCACCGTTAAAATTCTAGATGGATTAAAATCTGGAGTTTTGAAAGGAAAGCAATTCCCATTTAGATATTGGTCAGCTTATAAAGCAGTTAAGTCTTCAGAAGAAGTAAACAACAAAAGACTAATACTTGATGCTTTAGAAGAATGCTTAGATATAGCAGTAGCAAATATGCCTAAGCTTAAGGGTAAAGTTGCTTGTCTGTCTGACAATTCAGGTTCTGCTTGGGGATCTTGTCAGAGTGAATATGGATCAGTTACCGTAGCAGAAATTGCAAACCTTTCTTCTTTAATTACTGCAATGCAAGCAGACCAAGGTCTTGTTGGTGTTTTTGGTGATAAACTTTCATTAGAAGAGATCTCTAAAAGAAATGGTCTACTCACACAACTGGAAGAGACATCACAAAGAGGAAAAATGCAAGGGGGATCTACTGAGAATGGTATTTGGGTATTTTGGGATCAAGCCATCACAGAAAAGATTCACTACGATACGGTCTTCATTTACTCTGATATGCAAGCGGGACACGGTGGTCTTTTCGGATTTTCAAACACTGTTGGCAGATCTCCTTATGGAACAACTAGTTCATCCACACACGTAGATGTTTTAAAGATGGTTGAAGTTTACAGAAAGAAGGTGAATCCTAAAGTAAATGTCTTCTCTGTTCAGGTTGCTGGATACGATAATTCAGTTCTTCCAGAAAATCTTTATAGAGGTGCAATTTTATCAGGTTGGACAGGAAAAGAACCTGTCTTTGCAAAAGCAATTATTGACATTTGGGATTCTATAGAATCCTGAGTTTTTGTGCCATATCAACCAAATCCCGCTCAGGCGGGATTTTTTGTTTCTCTAAGATACATATGTAGACAAAACTAAATAATCTTATCAAAACATGGCTAAACCTAAGAAAAGTGAATCCACTAGTACATTCAGAAAGAAAGCAAAGAAATGTAATAAAGGGATACATTCTAAGTGTAAATCTAGTAAAAACAAAAAATCTAAGAATTACAAAAAAGTTTACGTTGGCCAGGGAAGATAAATAGATATATAATTAAAAAAGATGAGGCATTTAAAAATATACGAAGATTATGGTTTTGAAACCATGCCAGTTGAAACTACTCCAGTTCACTTTGAAGCTGAATCTACCGACATCACCCAAGGTGATGCTTATACCGAGGGAAACTACTTTGTAAATTTTGAAAATTCTGAAGGCATGCCTACAACAATCGAAATAGGTGGTGCATTAGAACCAGAATACACTGGAGGATCAATGGTTAGCAAAATGGAGATGGTTCCAGATTCTAGTTCAGACGGAAAACAGTATTCAATTATTGGTTACTACGAAAAATCTTCAGATATCCCAACAGGATACGATCTTAAGAAAGTTCTAATCGAGGAAGTTTAATCAAGCATTTTTATGGCAATCAAGATTTATTGTGAATTCGATGAATTCAGCTATGAGGAGAAAGATATCTTCTCATACTTTGAAGAAGATGAAATTGAGAGACCAGACTACGAAGATCTCTGGGATGATCCAGCATCAGATTTAGACAATTTAGCCCTAAACAGAAGCTCAATCAGGGAAGATGCTAATTTTTATATTGTCTGTGATACAGAAGATGAAGAAATAGCCGAAGATGTTGCATCTTATTTAGGCAAACCAACTAAAATTTTCATCGAAGAACTTCATAAAATATTTTTTTCAGTACTTTAATTTGTTATCTTTGTGAAACAAAAGCATTCACAAAGGTATAAAACACAAATGATAGGAAAATCAATTTCATTAAGGCTAATATTAAGGTCGTTCATAAGACGATTTTAAAAGGTCCTAATTTTGATATTCCATCTTAAATATATCAAAAACCGGGACCTTTAAAAGTTCCGGTTTTTTTGTTCTTTGAAGTAGTGGTAAAATAATTTAAGCCCCCGTAGTTCAACGGATAGAACATGTGACTTCTAATCTCAAAATGTGGGTTCGATTCCCGCCAGGGGTACTTTTTATATATAGTTTAGTATGAATTGTAAATATTGTAAAGAAGATAAAAATATATTTGGATTAAAAAATCACGAGTCTTATTGCAAAATGAATCCAGAAAGAAAGAGTAAAGCTGGAGAAAATAACCCAATGTTTGGAAAAAAATCTAATGCTTCCAATCAATATATAAAATCTAAAGAAATGGGGCTCTCATTTCCTTTATTAGCCCAAGAAACCAGAAAAAAAATATCAGACTCTAAAAAGGGTGAAAAATGGACACTTGAAAGGAAAAAAAAGCATTCAGAAAAAATGAAAAAAACAGTTCTTGAAAACCCACACTCTTATTCAGCTAATAACGTTTCAGGTAGAACTAAAATTTTTGAATATAAGGGATTTAAGCTTAAAGGAAAATGGGAGCTAGATGTAGCAAAATGGCTCGACATTCATGAAATACAATGGACAAATAAAATTACAAAACCATTCGACTATTTTTGGATAGGGAATATTCATTACTATTTTCCTGATTTTTATTTGCCAAAAATTGATGCTTATATCGAGGTAAAAGGCTATGAAAGAGATCGTGATAGAGAAAAGTGGAAATGCGTAAATAATCTTATAATAATCAAAAAAGAGGAGATTGAACAGATAAGAAGAGGAATATATGAAATTCCCACAAAATATTTATCATAAAGTTCCCTTAGCTCAGTTGGTTAGTAGCAACGGTCTCATAAACCGTAGGTCGTAGGTTCGATCCCTACAGGGAACACATTTTTAAAATCGAGACATAGCTCAATGGTAAGAGCAGGATCCTTATACGATCAAGGCTATGAGTTCAAGTCTCATTGTCTCGACCATTTGCCCGGGTGGTGGAATTGGTAGTCACGCAGCACTTAAAATGCTGTAACCATTTGGTTGTACGGGTTCGATTCCCGTCCCGGGTACTTCCTTTACATATTCCAAGAAGGATTAGCTACAATTAGCTTTCCGTTCTCAATTCTAGGAATAGGCTTAGTTGAGTAAGCATCATCATATTCTATTTGGTCAGGATAGAATTTCTGTCCTTGGAACATAATATAATTTTGTTCATCCTCTTCTTTTCCTCTGTGACTCCATCCTTGGCCCTTCATTGAGTCTTGTGCAGCATCATCAATAGTAGGATTTCCGAAAATACTATTCCAGAACCCCTCGTTAATCTTGGTTCCAAAATTTCCAAATTTTCTTATGTGTTTCATTGATTAATTAGATGTTTTATATATCTGATTGTGACGAATATGTAATCACAGGTCACAAAAAAAGGGATAGAATTTATCCCTTTTAAATATTGTATTTTTTGTTATGCTGATAGTTTTTGAACCAATTCTGGGGTGATATCTCCATTTTTTGCTTCTAAACCATACTCTTTCTTGATAGCTTTAATGACTGCTGTTCTGCTTGGTCCTATGAAGAATTTACTAGTTTTGCCGAAGTTGGATTTTTTCCATTCTTCCATAGCTGATATTTCTTTATTATCAGTAAATTTATCATATATCAAAGAGAAAACCTTTTTGGTTAGTTCTAGATTTTCACCTGTTGGTGAAGATCCAGTTGCTTTGATCGTTTTTTCTAATTTTAAAGTAGACTCTTTTTTCTCTTCTTCTTTTTTGTCTTCTGTTTTTTCGACCTTTGAGATAATCTGATCCCCTGTTTTAGCAAAAAGATTTCCTTCCTTATCTTTAAAGGTGTATTTAGCCTCGTCTCCTATACCTACTATTTTACTGATTTCCCCCTCAGCTTCAGTTCCATCATCTTTTTTGTATTTAACTGTATCACCAACTTTTAGAGAAGAATGAAATGTGTCTCTTCCTGCTTTAGCTAAAACTGCATCATCAACGACTTTAGCTTTTTTCTCAAGTTCTGCTATTCCAGTTATCACGCTAGATAAGTCTTCAGCGGTTTTCTTTTCAATACCAATTTTGAAAAGCTCATCTTTTTGTATTTTACTAACCTCTTCAGATGTTTTAGCTATTTCTTCACCCAGTTCCTTAATCTTTTCTTTTCTAGCTTTTTTGTTTTTCATTTTTTCCCACTCTTCTTCAGTTTTCAGAAGCTTGGTAATTTCATCAAATCTTTTTACCACTTCTTCAGCTTTAGCTTTAAGTGTTTCTGTACTAGGATTAGTTTTCTGAAGCTGCATTTCAGTGTAGGTTGGCTTCATTTGTTGAACCAAATCCTCTCTTTCATCTTCAAATGTTTTCTTTTCGAATAGAAGAGGGTAAGTGAACTGCTCAAACATTTGAACGTGGTTTTTACCTAATCCTTGAATATTTTCGTTAGTTCCTTCTTTTTTAGCAATATCTCTATATCCGAATATTTGTGTAGCTATTGCTGTGTCTATTACCTCTTTCTTACTCTTAGCATCTTCACTTGATGCAACTGAAGTAAATAAATCCCCAATTTTCTTAGCAAGATCTTTAATACCAGTTTTAACATCTGCATACTTAGCATCAACAGTTTCAGCTACCTTGTTAAGCATAGCGGCCATTTTCTCACCTCTTTTAGCTGGGTCTTTTTCTTCGTTAACCTCAATCAAATCAGTAACTACATCTTTGTAATTAGGAGACTTTGAAACGAGAAACATATAAAGTTTAGTGTAAGCAGAGATTATTTGTGAAATTGTTTTGATTGAAGTTTCGCTTTCATTGATTGTTCCGCTAAGTGTTTCCAAGTAGCTACTAAATCTGAGAATGTTTTTTTCCATTGATGATTTTTTTAGTAAAATATATATCCTTTCGGTGCTATTTTTTTATATTTGTATTATGAAAATTCTGTTTTTAGACCATGATGGTGTTATCTGTTTGTCATCAGAATGGGGAAGTAGATTGAAAAAAACTAAAGCTTACTCTAATCCAAATCCAGGTGGAGAAAGGAGTGTACCAGTTGAATTCAGATTTGATAATTTCAACAAAAAAGCAATTGGTGTTCTAAATAAAATCCTTTTAGAAACAGATGCTGAAATAGTCGTGAGTTCAGATTGGCAGCACTTCTGTAATCTTGAAGAAATGGGATTGTATTATGAAATGCAGGGAATTATAAAAAAACCCATTGCTTTCACCGGAAACATAATTGATCCAGCTAAAGCTACTTGGCACAGAGACTGGGATTCTGAGGGCACAAGAAGCTTGGAAATTATGACCTGGCTTGAAAGCCATCCTGAAGTAACCAATTGGGTTGCAGTGGACGATCTCAATATGGGTAAGATTGTCAAATCTTATTCGATGGAATTTATCCACGAATGGGGATTAGAAAATTTTGTCCATACTCCAAGGGGAAATGAAGGAATCAAGCAGGTGGGTATTAAAGAAAAAATTCTTCGGTTTTTAAAATAAAACGAGGAAATATTTTTTATCTTAGCTAGAATCTTCTACATTTACTTTATCAAACAAGGAGATTATGAAAAACATACTAGCCCTTTCCTTCCTTATTTTATCTGTAGTTTGTAATGCCCAGATGCCAAGAGGTGTTGAAATTTTAGAAATAAAATGTTTATTTAAATCGACAGATTCTTTAGTTACCGGGTTTGACAAGAGTAATCCAAATTCGTTGAAAAGGCTTTCAGTGCTGGATTCTGCAGCCAAGCACCATGCTCAATATCTTATATTTCATTACATCCACACAGACTCTCTCACACATAGAGAATATGTAGATTATCCAAATTTTGTCGAAAAAGTAAAACCTAGTGATCGTTCTGGATTCAATGGACAAACTTCAGAAATTTGTAACGTTGAAACCACATATACTATCATTAATCCAAAGTATCAAAAAGGTACCAATTGGGAAGAAATAGTTGATCCTGAATTTTCTTACAAAAATGTATTAGCTTCCTATCGTAATTCTCCTTCACATTGGTCTATAGCAACCGATAAAAAATATGGATACATTGGATCCTATACAACCATGGTGTTTTATAAAACTACAAAGGATTTGACCCAAAAGCAAATAGATCAGGGTTTTCTTCGCATCGTTTGCAACACATTTAATGTTACTGTCTTTATTCAGGATCCTAATCAATAAAAAAAGCCCCTAAGGGCTTTTTTATAAATCTTAATTTATTTAATCCCATATAGGGCAAGGAACTGCTCTTCTTTTTCCACCTCCTTTGGGAGGACTGTAAGTTTTAGTTTTATTTTTAGATCTTCTTGGTAATTTAATGAATGAGCTATTCTTAATTTTTACTGGAAAAGAAATAGCAATTTTATATTTCTCAGTAACAGTAATTACAGGTGGTTCTTCTTCAGGAAGGGTTTCTGTTTCTTTTGTCTTAACAAATTGACCCTCCATTTCTATTTGGAAATATCTGAATGGATCGTAATCTTTAGGATTTGCCGGAGCTTTATCTATATCAGTTCCATCAACATTTTTTGCTTTAACTTGTTTAGGTTTTTCTCCTAGCACAGGAATTGCATTTTCTCCAGTAGTTACATCTACAACATTAATCATAGTTAGGTCTGTACCTTTAGAGTCAACAAATTCAGCTTTGTTACCTTTTTGGATGTAATATCCTTTTCTTACTGATGCACCTTTGTCATCTTTATTTGGATCTGGTCCTGATGTTCCATCTCCGTTAGACCCAAAATATTCCAGTTCAATTACTGATAAAATCTTATCAACAAATTCTTTGTCATTTTCCGATATCTTCTCAGCCGAGGCTTTGATATACTTAGAAAAGATACCAACTCTTTTGTAAGCTAATTCTGCCCACGATAGAGATTCTGAAATACCTCTGTTTCTGTATCTTGAGCATGAAGCACTTATAGAAATTTTTGTGATCCCTCCAGCTTTATCTATTTGGTAAGATTGGTAGCCTTCGGCTATTTTTTCGTCTATCAAATCTAAAACCTGTTTTGTGTATTCAACATCAACAAATGTTTCCCCTAGATTATCTTCCTTAATTTCGTACATGTTGTTTTTGAAAAAATAAGAAGTTTTCAAAGGATCTATCAGGACTATTTTTTCTGATTCAACCGGGGGTTTAGTTTCTGTTTTTTTGGAAGGCTCTTCCTTTTCGATAGTTTGCTTTGTAACAATTGCATAGATACTTTGGTTGTTACCTGAGTATTTTACTGTGTAGGAAATTGACCCTCCATTTGCAGATTCTTCGAACATTTTGAGAACTGATTCAAAAGTCTTTTGACTTATGCTTTTTTTACCAAAAGCTTTTTGAATATCTTTAATTGCAGATTCTTGTAAAGTGGCATCTAATGAATTGAAAACATCTAATGATGCCCAAACTTGTTTGTTTGTTTTACCTCCTTTTTCAAACTGTTTTTCTCCCTTAACCTTCTTATAGTTTTGTCCAATTTTTTGCTGAATTTCCAAAATCTTCATTATATCCTCTTTTGAAGGGACATATGCTTCTTTTTCTTCATTTAGTAAGTCTTGATTGTTGTAGTTTTCGTTTACGAATTCTATAAAACTAAACACCTTTTTAGATACCATCTCGTCTTTTTTCTTTTATATATTCCTCAAAGTTTATTATTTCGTTGACCCTCACAAAGGATAAATACTTGAAACTAGTCCAAGAACAAAAACTAAAATTATCATGCAAGTTCTTGTCTTGAATAATGATTATACTCCAGTAAGTATAACAGATATGATTAGGGGATTCAAACTTGTATTCAAAGGCAAAGCTGAAATTATTGAGCACATTGAAGAAAATCCAATAATCACTGATAAAAAAGTTTATAAGAGACCTTCAGTAATTAGACTTCTGAAATATGTTGTATTGCCCTTTAAAAAATTCAATCCTTCAAGAGACAACATATTTAAAAGGGACGGCTTTATGTGTTTATATTGTGGTGCAAAAAGAGATCTAACCATTGATCATATTCTTCCTAAATCAAGAGGAGGATCTAACACTTGGGAAAACATGGGCACATGTTGTACAAAGTGTAATTGTTTTAAAGGTGATCGAACACCGGATGAAGCAGGAATGAAACTGAGACAGATTCCATTCAAACCAGCTTACAACTACTTCATGAGGAATTTTGCAAAAGTCAATGAAAATTGGCTTTGCTATCTTGTCTGAATTTTTGTACAAAAATTGGAAATAATTTTTTTATTATAGATAAATCCATATATTTACAGTATGGAAAATATAAAATTCATCCTCATCGATAAACCTCTTTCGGAAGAAGAGAATAAAAAAATAACTCAATCTATCCACGATTATTTCATGGAAGCTGAATACACTTTAGATGACATGAATTTGCTGGCGATTGATGAAATAGAGGGATTAAATCAGGAAGCAATCTTTTCATTTCTTCCCGCTGATAAATGTAATCCACTGATTCAAAAGTTGAAGGATTTAAAAGTGCTTTGTGAAGTGAGAGACATAACCGAAAACGTTCTTCTTTCAAAAGAAAAATCAAAAGCATTCGATGTTGTGTTTTCGGATCCAAACAACAGAAGATTATTAAATGATTTTCTTCTTCAAAATCTTTCAGTTGACAATATCTTAGACAAGATAAATGAGCAGGGTGAACAATCTTTGACTGAAATTGATAGAAAAATTTTAGAAGGTGCATAAAAAAAGGCATCCTAAGATGCCTTTCGAAATTTTGTAAATATTTTATTTTCCCAACGGATTTGCAGTTCTTTCTGCTGCACCTTGAGCAATGATTTCTAAACCAGTTAAACCAGGCTTGTAAATGACGAACTGTTTGTCAGAATTACCACTTGCTGAGTAACCTACTTGTAATCCTCCTCTGAATTTATTTTCCTTAGCTTGATCCATTAAATCCATTTTGTATTTTGGCCAATTTTCTCCTGCAAAATACTCAGAAGGATTAGCCATTACTAAAGCTTCAACTGCTTCTAAGTTTTCCATGAATTCAGTTTGAGCTTTCATTTCCTCTTCCTTAGTTTCATATCCAGTGACAAATTTTCTTGCACCTGACATAAAACCTTCTTTTACACCTCCATTCTTATTCTCGTACTGAGCTTTTGACTGATAAGATTGCATAGCACCAGCTGCTGCTACTGCCAACATTTGTAATCCACTTAAACCTTCTTTGTAAACAATAAATAGTTTATCACTGTTCATGCTAGGTCTAACATCTATACCACCTCTGAATCTGTTTTCAGCAGCTTGATTCATTAATGATGTTTTCATTGCTGGCCAATTGTAGCCATTGAAATATCTATCGGGTTGAGCATTTACCAAAACCTCTAATTGGTCTAAAGCCTTCATAAAATCTTGCTCAGCCATTTGCTCTTTTTCTTGGGTTTCGTGGCCATATAAAAATTTTCTTGCGCCTTCTTTAAAGCCCTCGTTTACAAACTTATCAAAATGGAGTATATTTTTCATCCTAATTTTTTATTGTATATATCGTATTTCTATTTCTAAATAGAGTTATCCATATTAGAAATCTTTTTAGTAAAAGATCTAAAAAGATAAAACCCAAGATGCTTTTTGATTTTGACGACATTCTGATAGAACCAGAATTACATACTAGTATTAATTCGAGAAAGAAGGTAGATATTTTAGAAGAAAAACAAATGCTTCCTTTGTTTACTGCACCAATGGATACGGTAATTAGTGAAAACAACTGTAATATTTTTAATGATCATAAGATCTACTCAATTCTTCCAAGAAAAGCCAATCCATTACAAACTGATTTTTCCACAGATCATAAAATTTGGTTTTCCTATGGACTTGACGATTTCAAAAGAATTTTTATAGACAATCCAATTGAGCTCCATCCAAAGGATAAAATGTATGCTTTGATTGATATAGCTAACGGACACATGAGGATAGTTAAAGATCTTTTAGAGCAGGCCAAAGAAATATATGATAGACAATTGGTTCTGATGGTTGGTAACTGTGCTAACCCCTTGACCTACTTATCACTTGCTCAGTCTGGTGCTGATTATGTTAGAATGGGCATAGGTAATGGAGCAGGTTGTTTAACCACAGTGCAAACGGGTGTGGGTTATCCAATGGCCTCATTGATTCATGACACATACAAACTACAACAAGAAAGAAATCTCTCTACCAAAATAGTTGCTGATGGTGGATTTAAAAAATACTCAGATATAATCAAAGCATTGGCTTTGGGAGCAGACTATGTAATGCTTGGAAGTATGCTGAACAAAACACTTGAAAGTGCTGGTGAGACATTTGAAGAAAATAGAAAATATGACTTTTGGACAGATCCTGGGGAAAAAGTAGATCAATTTTCTGCTGAAGTCAAAGAGCAGTTTTTAATGGGCAGAAAATATTTTAAGAAGTTCAGAGGTATGTCAACTAAAGAGGTCCAAAAAAGTTTAGGCCGAAGTGAGTTAAAAACTTCAGAGGGTATTAGCAAAATCCAACCAGTAGAATATACTTTATCAGGCTGGGTAGAAAATTTCTCTGATTATCTTAAATCTGCCATGAGTTATACAGATTGTTTGACTTTAGGTGAATTTTGTGGAAAGGTGAGATTCAACCAGATCACAAAAAATTCTTTCGATAGATTTCACAAATAAAGAAACAGAACCTTTAGATCTGGTATAATAGGATGAGATAAACAGTATGAAAAAATTTGGTAACTTTAAAAATGCTATTAGTTGGACAGCTCAACAGATGAATGATCTTTCTTATGTTGTCCACACAGAAAAATGGCAAGCTAAGGACATTAAAAGTGATCCTAAGTATGCAATGATTGAAATTCTTAATCATTCTTTTAGTTGTCAAATAACGACGGATTTGGAGGGGTTAAAAGACCAAATTAAGCCTAATGTTGCTTGGGCTGATGAACATTTTGAAGAGAGGGTTAGTGGTATTCCTTTGAATCCCCCTCCATCACACGAGAGATGGCCTTATGCTCAGAAAAATAATGCGGAGTTTGGAGGCCTTGAAAAATTCTCACACACTTATCCAGAAAGAATTTGGCCAAAATATGGGGAGATAGAAAAAGGTCTAGATTCGGATAAGATGATGGGCATTAGATATGAATATGGTGATTTCAAAGATGTTGTCGATCTAATGAAAAAAGAGCCTTTTACAAGACAAGCTTTTCTTCCTATCTGGTTTCCTGAAGATACAGGATCAGTCCACGGTGAAAGAGTTCCTTGCACTATTGGCTATCATTTCATAAGAAGATTTGATTGGGTGCATGTTGTATATTACATAAGATCTTGTGATTTCTTCAGACATTTCAGAGATGACATTTACCTTTGTGCTAGAAAATTATTTTGGCTCATTGAACAACTGCAACAAGAAGATCCAGAAACCTGGAAAAATGTAAAACCAGGAACTCTAACAATGCACATAACATCCTTACACGCATGGGCAAGTGAAAAACCAATGCTTGCTAAAAACATATAGGGATATATAGGATGTAATGAATCACATCCAAAAATTTCAGGATTTTAAAAGATTATCGGAAAGTATTAGGGTTCAAAAAATGGAACCTGACTCTTACATGGAACAGACCGTTGTTGCTCTTCCATATTCTGAACACATCAAAGAAAATCGACAAGAATTCTTAAAAAAACTAGTTACTATTTCTAAGGACTTGGGAATAGACCCAGTTTGGTTACTCCACACTATATTTCACGAAAGTGATTTTGATCCTAAAAAGACTGACAAGTCTACTGGAGCAGTAGGTTTACTTTCTTTTTATCCTGAGGTTTTAAAAAACATGGTAAATCCGGAAACCGGAAAGAACTATACTCCACAAGACGTTTTACAACTTTCCAATATTGATCAGCTTGACCTTGTTTGTTCCTATTATAAAACTTGGATTGAAAGAATGAAATTACAAAGACCTATCACAGCTGGTGATTTTGCTGCTTTGACTTTATATCCGGAAATAATTAAAAAAGATTGGGAATGGAATTTTCCTAGGTTTATGATTGAAAAAAACCCAGATCTTTTCAAAGGATTTGCATCGAACTTGAGCAAAAACAAAAAGGACTATTACGATTATATAGATCAAATTTTCAAGTCAGAAAATGAAATGACTGATAGTCAAAAAGGTTCACTTGGGAACTTTACTGGTGCATTAGCTGAGCCAGGAATTTATGGTATTAAGAAACCACTTGAATACATCCAAGACTTAATTATTAATTCTGAAAATCCAGCTGCTCCCAGTGAGATTCAGCCACAAGACGAGGAAGAAACACAGAAGTCTAAGCAAAAAGGATAGATAGAAAAAATATTTTATGAACGCTATTGTAAATTTTTTCAAAAATCTTTTTGGTAAAAAAGAAGAGCCTAAATTTTATTGCAACTGTCCCACTGGATGTTGTTGCGGTAGATGTGAAAGATGTCAGCCTAAAGTTATACACATTGAGGATGAGCCAGTCAACATAGAGGAAAGTAAAACCAAGCAGTTTGTTGCAAAGTATACTAATAAGAAGTCTTCAGGGTCTAAGGTCACTAAAGATGAAGGTGATGTTGATGAAATAGTTGTAATAAAAAGAAAGAAGAAGAAACCTGCTAAGAAAAAAGACTCAGCATCTTCTAAGCAAAGTACAGAGCCAAAAAGAGGAAGACCTAAGAAGCAAAAATAGGTCACTTCATTTTTGAAACTTTAGAAGCCATCCATATATAAATTAGAACTAGATTTTTTCTAGTCACTTCCCGGTCAACAAACCGTAGAGTTTTCAGAAATGGACACAAAGGAAGGGGCAAAAATTAAATAACAAAAAATTTATGAATTTAACAACGTCAAGTACTGGCGGGTATGGATCTTGTACCGCCCACATCACAACAAACCGTAACAGATCTAAAATTTACGGAAATGCAGTTTATCTAAAAGATGGACAAAGGTTTGAGATCGAGCTCTTCAATCCAAACACGATCAACTATCTTGCTAAGATCAGTATCGATGGAAAACAAATTTCTAATTCTGGTATTGTTCTTAAACCAGGACAAAGAGTTTACCTCGAAAGATTCATTGACTCAAATAACAAATTTGTTTTTGAAACATATGAAATTGAAAACAGTAATGAAGCTCTTAATGCGATAGTTAATAATGGTTTAGTCGAGATTAGCTTTTATCCAGAGAATTCAACCACTGGATATTTCACTGTTTATCCTAGTTATACAACAAACCTACCAGGATCATATTTTACATACACTGGGGGATTAACAACTAATACCCTAACATCAGAAAATATTGGATATTCTGGTATTTCAGGAAACCCTATTTCCTTTGGTGGAACGACTGTTAACAATGTAAGCTGTTTCACTTCACCTTCAGTTGGAGAATCTAATATTAAGGGTTCGAATGCTTCTAATAGCTCCATTGAAACAGGCAAAGTTGAAAAGGGTGAATCTAGTGAACAATCAATGACTCAAACATTTGGCAACTATAGTGGATTTGCTTCGAATAGCATATCTTATCGATTGACGCCAGAGTCTTGTAAACCAGTAGAAATTGAAAAACTCAGAAACTACTGCACTGGTTGTGGTAACAGGATCAAAAAGGATTCTTGGAAATTCTGTCCAGACTGCGGAGAAAAGTTTTAAGCTTTATAACGTGTTTTAAAATGCGCAAATCTCGTGTTTTCGTGCATTATATTACACGTTAAGCAAACAAGATCTCACAAAAAACCCCGGATATCCGGGGTTTTATTTTTTATAGGTATTGCTCCCAGTTCTGAGCCATTTCAGCTTGTGAAATTTCCATGTCTGTATATGGTCTAATGTTCTGAAGAGGAACTCCTTGATAAGACATATAAGCATCTTTAGGAACTGGAATTTGATATTGCGGTTGTTGAGCAAATCCTCCGGTTTGTGGTTTGTCATTGGATCCAAACACCCAATCTGTTATTTTCACTCCTTGCTTAAGATTTCTAGCTTCTCTTTTAAGGCTTTTGATTTTTGATGCGTCTTTTGCTAAATTTGCTAACTTAGCACCTCCACTTGTGACGAAATTTTTCAAAGATCCAAGCATTTTTCCAATGAATGGGGAAATCCCTGAAAATTTAGAAAGAAATTTAGAGCTTTTGAAGAAAGCAACAATTTTTGGGAAGAATTTAGCTACTAGATTAACTAGTGGTTTCAAAATTCCCTTACCTATTGTTGAACCTTTACCCAGAGCTTTTATTAATAAAGTTCCACCAGCTCCAATATATTGACCAAAAATCGGAATCAGGCCGATTGCACAGAGACCTGCAAGAAGATACTCACCTTGCTTAGCATAAGAGACTAAGTTGATACCTTCTGCTATTGATCCCACACCTGGAATTAAAGCAGCAAAATCTAAAATAGTATTATACCAAGCCTCTAATAATACAGGATCTTCTGAGTTTAGATAATCCAAAGATTCCTGTATTTGTTGAGGGGTGAAGAAGATTTTGTTCTCATTTAAGAACTCTTCTATAGACGCAAGATTCTCCATCTTTTTTTCTTTTATATATTCAGCATAAGAAATTTTTTTAATTCTTAGCTCTATATAAAATACAAAGACAAAACAAATGTTATATCGTTCTAAAAAAATATACGTGGATGATTCCCCAGTTCATGGCAGAGGGGTTTTTGCTTCTGAGTTAATAAAAGCAGGAGAGATACTTGAGGAATGCCATTTTTTTCTTGTTCCATCTGATGTCCAGTATCCACAAATATTACATGATCATTTCTTCAGCTGGCCAAAAAGAACAAGCGAAAATTTTGCAGTTTGTTTAGGGTTCGGTAGTATCTTCAACCACTCAGATGATAGTCCTAATGCAGATTGGGAAACAGACACAAAGAAACTGAAGTTTATTTTCTTTGCAACTAGGGATATATTTGAAGGGGAAGAAATTTGTACTAACTACCAAAAATCTGGGAAAATTTAGAAAACATTTTTTTTATCCAGTAGATTGTTCTAAATTTGTTCCATCATTAAAAACAAAAAATCTATGGCTAACAACGAACAAAAGCTTTCAGAAATTTTAGATCAACAATACGACCAAGAATCTGAGAAAATTTTCGAACACATCGTGCTAATGGGAGTTAAGGCCTTCCAAAAAACTAGCCCACTGTATAAGTATAAAGACACAGATTTGCTAGATAAACTTATTGAGCACTTTGAATCAAAAGAGGAATATGAAAAGTGTGCAAAGCTCCAAAAGGTACAGTGGTGCTTGAAAGCTCAAGATTAAATTAGAAGAAACTTATTGAGGTTTTCCGATATAATAAGATATGGGAAAACCAAGAAAATACATTAAAAAATCTGCTGATGGCAGATTTTTTTTGTGTATCGACAGACCAGTTTTTCCAAAAATAGATTTAGACAAGAAAACTAGACTTTGGGTTTCTTCCTCTTACTTATTCGAGGAATCATTTAACCAAGACCCAGCAAGCACAAAAGAGGAATTACAGAAGATGATGGAATGGAATGAAATTAACCAAAACTACGAGTTTTGTAAGAAAATAATGGAACTCCAAAACATGTTTAATCGTCTCCAGTCTTCTAAGTAATTGGTATAGAAAATAAAAGGCCACTTGGGTCTTTTTTTGTGAACCAAAACAGATACTCGTCACTATAAAATATATGGAAGAAATTTTTTACAAAGAGGGATTACCCAAAGCAAGATTAATTGGTCACTCTAAATCCCAATACCGGGAGGATCACCCAGATAATGATGTCATGTTTAATGCTAACATTTTTGTACTTGGAGATGGTAAAGTTTGGTACGGAGATTTAGATTTAACTCTTGATGATAACGCTTTAAAAAGAGTTGCATCAGAGTTAGGTAAGGATCTTTTCATTCTAAGTGAATATGCAGGTAGATTTGAAAACGAAAAACTTTCTGATCCCGAAATAATAAAAAATTCCAAGTATAAAATATCTAAATAATTAAAGTTAATATGGCAAAAAAAGAATTTTCGTTCGCTGAACTTGATAAGCAGCTTTCTAAAATAGAAGGATTTGAAACTGGTTCAATTCTAGAGACCAACGATTTCTCAGAGGTTGGGGAATGGATACCAACTGGTAACTATCTTCTTAATGCACAGCTTTCAGGGAGTTTATTCGGAGGAATAGCCAACAATCGATCAATGGGAATAGCAGGCGATCCACAGACAGGTAAATCCTTCCTTTGTATGAACATTGTAAGAGAGGCACAGAAAAAGGGCTACAACGTTATTTACTGTGATACAGAAGGAGCAATCGACAAAAGCAGTGCTAAAAAGTTTGGTATTGATGCTAATACTGTTCGTTATCAACCAATTAAAACAATTGCAGAATTCAAAGTATTCGTTGCAAATCTTATTGATAAGGTTAAGGGTTATAGAAAAGAAGGAGCAGATCCAAAAATTATGATCGTGCTGGATTCCTTAGGTATGCTATCAACAGACAAAGAAACTGGCGATGCACTTAAGGGTAAAAGTGCGATGGATATGGGTATAAGATCTAAGGAATTAAGATCCTTATTCAGAGTTATTACTTTAGATCTAACCGGAGTGAAAATCCCATTGATTTGTACAAACCACACGACCACTGGAAACATTGGAGGTTTTATGCCTACTAAAGAAGCTGCAGGTGGTGATGGTCCTATCTTCTCTATGAGCAACGTTATAATGCTTTCTAAAGCTCAGCTAAAAGAAGGAGATACCAGAACTGGTATAATAGTAACTTCGACACCTAAAAAAGCAAGATTCACTAGACCATATGCTGTGAAATTCCACATTTCATTTATGAATGGTATGAATCCATATGTTGGTCTCCAGGACTTTGTTTCTTGGGAAACGTGCGGCATACAAAGAGGTAAATTGGAGGTTGATAAAAAAACGGGAGAAATGAAATTCGAAGGAAATGAATCCTCTCCAAGATGGGCAGTAAGACACTTAGGAAAGACTGTTGCTTCAACACAGATTTTTACATCAGAAGTTTTCACCGACGAGGTTCTTAAAATGATTGATGAAAAGGTTATAGGTCCGCATTTTAAATTGCCTGATCTTTTCGACGAGAAAGAATTTGAAGAGCTTTTAGAGGGACAAGAAACTGAAACAAATTCTGAGGAAAATGCAGAAGGAGAAAATTAAGCTTAAGTATCTTCTCGGAATATGGAAAGACCTTCCTGAATATCCGACCAAAGAAGATATTATTTATGAGCTAAACTTCTATCTGATTAAAGATGGTAGACCTGATGGAGATTTTTCAGATCAGACATTCAACTCGTTTTTACCACAAGATTGGGAAGTACTCAAACATGGAGAATTAGTAAAGGAACTTATAGAAACTGGAGTTTTTGAAAAAACAGAGAAAAATACAGGAAACAAAAATTGGTATAAAATAAAGGACAATCCACACTATTAAAAATGCAGAATCAACACTTAGAAAATATTTGGTTTAGATCGGTAATACAAAACCCAGCTTATATTGATGCTACTGATATTAGTTTTTTTAAAAATACTGATTATCAGGAAGCATTTAAAGTAGTAAAATCTTTCTGGAAAAAATACCAACAGATCCCAAGTAAAATTCAAGTCAGAGAAGCTGCAAAACTTTTAAAAATTGATGACAAACTCCAGGATTCTTTGCTTGATTCTATGTGGAGCATAAACCTTGAAGATTACGACAAAGAGTGGCTCCAGCAAAATGTTGAATCTTGGATAGAATGGAAAACTCTGGAAAAGAGTGCAGTTGACTCAATTAATTATATTAGGAGCACTGAAGTAAGCCCTGATAATATTAAAGATGTAATTAACACTTACAAATCAATAGTAGTCGACAGAAACAAAGTCGACTTTTCATTTGATATGGGTCTTAACTTTAAAGATCCAGAATCACATAAACAGCCAAGTAACTTAACTTTCTCAAGTGGTTATGACTATATAGATTTTTGTTTAGGCGGTGGATTTTCTGCAAAAGGCCTTTATGTCTTGTTAGGACAACCAAAAGTTGGTAAAACTTTATGGCTTGGAAACATAGCAACACAAGCAATTAGAGCATCTAATAATGTTGCAATTATCACTCTAGAGCTTAATGACAGGAAGTACATGAAAAGATTAGGAGCTAACCTCCTAGGTATTAAAATGTCAGAATACAAGGAAAGTGCAGAGAACGATTCCTTGATCAAAAAGAAGATAACAAATCTTGGTTTTGAAAATCTGAAAAGCCCAGGTGAACTTGTAGTTAAGGAGTTTCCAACATCACAAGCTTCAGCAATTGATGTTGAAAATTGGTTGAACAAAGTTGAACAAATACAAGGTATTAAGTTCAAGATCGTAATTATTGACTACATCAATATTATGAAAAACTGGAGAAATCCAAACTCCGAAAATACTTACATGAAGATCAAGCAGATTGCTGAAGATTTAAGGGCAGCTGCACAAAGAAACCATTGGGCTATTGTTACGGCAACACAAACCAAGCAAAGCGAATTCGATGCTACAGATTTAAGCATGAACTCAGCTTCTGAATCTTCTGGTCTTGTTGCTACTGTGGATGGTATGTTTGGTATAATTCAAGATCCTTTAATGTACAGTAACGGAGAATATAAATTGAAGCTATTAGCCAATAGGGACGAGGGATATAAAAACTCTTATAAGAAATTTTTGGTAGACTATTCTTTTATGAGAATTTCCGAAGACCCAAATTCCCAAATAATGAATGATTGATGACAAAACAAAAAAAACTAATTCAAGATGAAGAAAATGAGTTCGAGGACATAAATGGAACAGGTAAAGAGACTGAAGAAACATCAGATTCATCTTTAGGAGAATTTGATCCAGATCCGAGTACAGATTACCGAAGCTTACAGTCTGTTGTTACATATGATGATGAAGAATATTTGCACAACAACAAATTAAACGGTAAAATCGACGAGATATTTCAAAAATCAAGATGGACAGTAATCAACCCAAGTAAAAAGATACCAAAGGATCTCATTCCGCTTATATTTCAAGATATACTACAAGATTTAGAAGGGACTGAATTTTCAATGGTAGAAAAATTTGTAGCCATTTGTGATTACACTGCTATCAATTATCAGAAAGCATATGAATCTATCCATATGAAGTACAAGGAGCAAATTGTACAAGAAATGGATGCGAAGTATGGTATATTAGGTAAAAAGGGAATCAAAAAGATATTTTAATGCTGAATTTTCCAAATATTAAAAGAGTTATATTCATTACTGACACTCATTTAGGAGTTAGGAATAATTCTAATGACTGGATTCAGATTCATGAAGACTATTTCAAGAATTGGTTTATTCCTTTATGTAAGAAGATTTATAGACCCGGCGATTGTTTAGTACATCTTGGTGATGTATATGATTCCAGACAATCTCTTAATTTGAAAGTTCTAAATCTTGGAATAGAAATATTCGAACAGCTATCTGACATTTTCAAGGATGGAATATTCATCATTTGTGGTAATCATGATATATTTGGACGCAGTACTAATGAAGTTAATTCGTTGAAATCTCTCAAATGGATACCAAGAGTAAAAATTTTCGAGGAGCCAGAAACAATTCAGTTCGGACCAAAGAAGATTTTTCTAATGCCTTGGAGAAAGGACCATGAAGCAGAAAGAGAAGTTCTGTCATCTGTTGATGAGCATGATTACATGTTTTGCCACACAGATCTAAAAGGCCTGATGTTTAACAAATTTGTTAGAATTGAGGAGGGATTGAATTATGATGACATGAATAAATTTGAAAGAGTTTATTCAGGTCACATCCACTATTCTCAGAATTTTGGAAAAATGCGAATGCTTGGATCTCCGTATCAATTGACCAGATCCGATACGGACAACCCTAAAGGAATTACAGTTTTAGATTTAGAAACTGGTTCGGAAGAATACTACGATAACGATTATTCACCAAGATTCGTAAGGCTCACTTTTGAGAAAGTCTTAAACTCTACACCTGCAGAGTTAAGTCCTATTTTCAGAAACAATTTCATCGATATTTTAGTAGATCCAGAGATTGCAGTTAAAGCCCCTCTTGGACTATTAACTGATTATATCGATTCGCCTTTGAAAATATCATTCACTCCCATAACATCTCCAGACCAAAATATTGTCGATGAAGGATTTCATGATTTGGAAGGAAAGAATTTTTCCATTTTGGAATTAACAAAGCTATATCTGGAAAAATGTAATTACGAGGACGAAAAAAGTAGTAAAATATACAACGCTATAGAAAAATTGCTACAGAAAGTTGCAGTAAAAAATGAAATAGATGAAGATCAAGAAGATTGAGTGGAAAAACGTTGCTTCTTACGGGAATAAAATTCAAAAACTTGAATTTCCAGAAAAAACTGGTCTGATACAAGTTTTTGGAGAAAATGGTGTGGGAAAATCGACAATTTCTGATGTCATAACTTTTGGTCTGTATGGAAAACTCGAAGGAAAAAAACTAAAAGACATTCCTAATAGATCCAACGGCAATGCCTGGATGAAAATATCATTCGAGGAGGATGGTAAATTCTACGAGGTTGAAAGAGGTCTTGATCCATCACTATTTCAATTATCGATTCAAGGTGAAGTTTATGACAGGGCAGGTCAGAAAAATGTACAGGACTTTCTTTCTGATGACATATTGAAAATACCATATTACGTTTTCAATAATACAATATCCCTGTCTATTAACGACTTCAAAAGCTTTTTAAAGATGAGCAGCGCAGATAAAAAGCTCATAATAGATAAGATTTTTGGTTTCTATATTTTAAATGAAATGCGTGACATTTTGAAAGAAGAAACAAAGAATATAAAGTCATCTATTGATAGACTTTCTGGTGAAATCCAAGCAACAGGAAAATCCATCTTCAACTCTCAAAAAGAACTTGAAGATCTTCAGAAAAGATTAGTAGAAAATGCAGGAGGTGAAATTGACAAAACTCAGGAACAGCTTGATGATTACACAGATCTGCTTAAAATTCACACAGAAAAGCTTAAGTCTTTCAAAACACAAGAAAATGACATAAGTAGAACTGTTTCCAAAGCATACGAGACTTTGACTGATTCTATGAGTAAAATCAAAGAATTAGATTCAAAAATGAACTTGTACAACAACGACAAGTGTCCAACCTGCTTATCAGATCTTTCAAGTGATTTTCATAAATCTCATTTTGACCTTCTTTCATCACAAAGACAGGATTTGTCTGATGGTTTGCAAGCTTTGAAGCAAAATTACAATGATGCTAAGAAATTGCAATCAGATTTACAAGATACCAAAAATGATCTTTTTAAGAAGGGAGGGAAAATAGAATTAGCTATCAAATCTTTGAAAGAAAAATTAAGGGATCTTAAAACTGCAAAAAATAATGATCAGGTAAATTCTATTAAGAAGTTGTTGAACACTGCACAAGAAGAGCTTGGCACTTTCAATAAGGAAAAGTCTACTTGGGAAGAGAGACAAAATTGGATTAAAACCCTTGATGAAATCTTAAGTGAAAAAGGTGTAAAGCAACTGGCAATTAAGTCTATTTTACCATCACTTAACAATGAAATTCTTTCCACTCTTCTCTCTTTACATTTACCATACAAGGTGGTTTTCAATGAGGAGTTCAATGCTCAAATATTCCACTTAGGTGAGGAGATATCTTGTCAAACTCTTTCTACAGGAGAAATGAAAAAAGTTGATTTTGCGGTCTTAGTTGCTATAATCAAGTTAATGAAAATAAGATTTTCTTCTGTTAACATTCTATTTCTTGATGAGATTTTCAGTTCTGTCGATCCTGATGGGGTACATACGATTCTAACTACTTTGAGAAAACTTTGCGACGATTTACACATGAACATCTTCGTAATTAATCACGCACCAATGCCTACAGAAATTTTCGATTACAAGATAGAGATTTCAAAAAAGAACAATTTCTCAGATCTTGTTTTTGAAAAGATAGGCTAAAGTCTACATCGATATATAGATCGATGGCCAATATCATTTATCCTGCGGGTACTAACACAATTAGAAATTTAGAACCAAGGTTTTATTACTTTCTTGTGGTAAAACCCGATTCTTTAGTTGATGATATTCCACAAAAAGAATATTTCGTTTATAGGTTTAAGGTTTCAATTGCTGCAAAAAAAGGAATAAATTCATTGAGAAAGTATTTTTCCCCAGTTCAACTTATCCAATGTAATCAAATGACTGATGTAGAATATGCAACAGGTGTATTTGATCATCCCGATTATATCAATCAAAATAAGCAGCCATTACAAATTAATTTAAGAGAAATTCCGATTTACTTCCAATCAAAAATCGGGGTTATTGATTTAGAAAAGGATCCTTACCAATATGGCAGTGTTCCAATAATAACTAATAATACCTCAGTAATTAACTAATATGGATTTTTTAGAAAAATACAACACAGACGATGTTTTCTTTAGAGGTGTTATTTTAGGGCTTCTAAGTAAGATGAATGAGGTTATAACCTATACTCAAACTGGATCAGATCAAGTTAAAAGAACTATCTTCATTCCATTTTTCTATTCTATGGTAGGCGACGAACCATTTCTACAAGATTTTTATCTTTCTTATGAAGACTGCGATGGAAATCCTGCTTTTGCTGAGGGAAATTATGATGTCGTTCCAAGAGGAATATTAGAGCTTGGTACAATCAGATTAGATACATCTGCATCGACTACAAAATTTGTCCGTGGCTCGTACGTAAAAGAAGTACCAAAAGAATCAGGAAGTGAAATGGTGACTTATTCATCCTACATGAATCCTATTCCTTTAGCAATACAAGTTAATGCTAAAATCAAAGCAGATACAACTTTAGATGCTTTTAAAATACAGCAAAGTGTTCTTGAAATATTGTACAAGAGATTCGTTTACTACTTCAATTACAAGGGGTTTAGAATACCAGTTCAAGTTTCATTACAGGATTCTCCTCCAGATAAGCAACCTAATAATTTCCAAATGGGATACGGATCACAAAGAGGTGAAGCTATAACACTTTCTTTCTCGATGGATCTAGAAACATATCTTCCACAGTTAGACCTTACTACTGAGAGATTCAGAGGTAATTTGATGCAAGGTGGAATCAAACTAAATGTTGAATTAGGAAAGGCACCTGAAGATAATAGCACAATTATAGAAGGGCTTGGAGTTTACGACATTAGAAGGGATATTACAGGATCTACCGGTGCTAATCCTTAAGAATTTAACTGCTGATCCTCTTTCACTTCAGCTTCTTCCGCAGTGCTGACCGTTTTATTATCAGATTCTATAACTTGTGTGTCTTTTGATTTCCTGTACCCAAGTAAAGCAGTTCCTATACTCACAAAAATTATTGATTGTACTAAAATGTCGACATTTTGATTAATGAACATTTTATCGATACATCCTAAGAAAAAACAAAATCCTCCTATAAATACAATGTAAAGACCAGCGGTGCCACTTCCTGAGGTTTTTCCGTCCGAATTTGAAGTTAATTGTGAGAAACTAAATTTCTCCATTGCAGCTCTTAATTTTCTCATAACTCTTTTACCGATATATATTACAAATGAAAAGACAAAAATGCCAGAGGTAGTAATAGAATTTACCGCTATTGGAAATTATAGAATAATTTCTTGGTCAGATCCCTTTAAAAATGTACAATCTTTTAATGGGTGGATCATTGATACAAGCGGAGAAAATCCCCCAAGCATTTTTCTGTTTTTAGAATTTAGATGGAGTATAAATGGATCAAATTGGTCTCTTTGGAGTGAACTAACCGAGGCTGCTGTTCAAGCATTGCCAATATCTCCTGCTGTTCCCTTTTATCTAGAAGTTAGAATGACAGCCTCTTCAGATGAAAATGCGAGTCCTTATTATCCTCCAGGAACAACTTTAAGTCCTGCAATAATATTAAATGATTTTGAATTGGACTTAACTTATGCTACTGTAGATCCTAGAGATTTAATGGTAACGCCTACTCCGCTTTGTGGAAAAGAGCTAACTAATTATCCAATTGTTTTTTCAGATTGTGATTTCACTTTTAGACCATATGATATAAATCGAGCGATCAATCTATATCAAGATTTAAGTAAGGTTGTAAATAATGTTTTCGGTCACGAAGTGGTTTATTATTCTGTTCAACCACAGGGAAGAGGCAAAGATGTTGTTCTCAAAGAGTATACGCTATATGATGTTGTTGATGAGAAGTGTGTTAAGGTTATGGTTCCTAATAACCAATTTCCTGATGCTGCTATCAATTTTGAAACGTGGGGATTAAACTTCCAACAACCTTTTGAAATCCATATAGATAGAAAATATTTCGAAGGAATATTCGGAAAAGGATCTCAGCCAAGGAAAAGAGATATAATTTATTTCCCACGAACAAATAGAATTTATAGGATAGATTCTATGTACGTTTTTAGAGATATAAATAACTATCCGGTATATTTCAAAGTTCAACTGGTTAAGTACGAAATCCAAAAAAACACAACATTCTTGGATCCCACAGCAGAATCTGGCTTACATGATTACACTGTAAACACACAAGAACTTTTTGGAACTGATATCCAAGATCAAGAAACTGAAATTACTAAACCACAACAATATGCAGTAACTTCACAAAGGAGATTAGACGATCCAATAAGATCTTATATTAATAAGAACCTCCCAATTATAGAATACGATTTAAATAACAACTGGACAATAGTTTTCAATACTTATTATGATCTAAATTCTATTTTTATCGATGATCCTAACACAATAGATCCAGTTTCTCCTGCATCTGGTTGGACTGACGAAGAAAGAGATGCTGTTAGATGGAAGGCAGATCCAATTTTAACTGCTAATGAGGAGAGGAGTTTTCTTTGCTGGTTTAGATCAAGAAACTACATTGATAAGAGTAAATTAGTTTTCAGACCATCTCCTAAATACCCTATTAATATTGATAATATTGGATCTGGCGAGATAACATATACAACTTATCCTATACCTCACGGATTTCATGTTAGACCCAATCCTAATGGATTCGTTTCTATCCTGGCTGATGGTATAAGATCAGGAGGTTTTGAGATTTTGGAAATTATAGATCAATTCAGATTCAAAGTGAAGGATTCAGGAGCTTCAGCACCTGTGTCAACCTCGGGATGGAAAGCACAAAGAGCTCAATCTAGAATATTGTTCGATGGTTACTATAATGGTCAAGGGTTATACATAGATTTCATTTGGAGTGGATCAAATGCTGAATCGAGTCCACAATCCGGCAACTATTTGCAAACTGGTAGTTTTAGAGTGAAAATAAATAATTTAGAAATTCTTTCACCTTTTGGAGCAGGAATTCAAAGCACAATAGGTCAATTCATTCCAACTGAAGATGATTGGTATGGATTCGTTTTTAATTTTTCTAATGTATTCAGACAATATTCATTAAAGGTTTGGAGACTCACTTACAACCCAGATAATCCTTTAGCACAAACATCTGATTTGAGCCTAATTCATTCTTTGGATGGCGTTACAACTCAAGCATATACGTTTAACATACCACCAGTTATAGAGACAGATTTTGATAGCCCTTTTTACGGAACAAATAACTACGCATATAAGACTAGATCTTGTCCTTTATGGGTAACCAATTTTAGGTTCTTTAAATATATGGTAGAGGAAGAAAAACAATCTGCTATCCTGAACCAAAATATCATAGATGATGCACAATTAGCCATCATAATTGATAATGCTAAACCAATTCTGAAACTTCCACGTGTCGCTAGAAATAGATAATTAGATATAATACTCAAAAGTAAATGCCAAGAAGAAAACCAAAAAAGCCTAATTTATCTAAAGAGCAAGAGCTTAACCTTAAAGAACAGCTTGATGGAATCATTTTGGCTGATGAAATGTTGTCTGGATTAACCGCTCCAGATATTCCTCCAATGAGACCTCAACGAACTATCGATGTTGATAACATCAAAAATGATGTTGAATCGGAGGCTAGGGCTATTCTGGATTCCCTTTCTAAGTTCTATCATGATATGGAAAGTCTTCCAGAAGACAACTATTTAAAGCACAAACAGAAGATTGACGCTTTAAGTATTTCCACTATGGCATTTCAGATCAGAACTGCTCAACACGCTATTTCTAAACTCATAGAAGAGATTGATTCAGGAAGAATAGAGCCAAGACTTTTTGAAGTTTTAGCCCAATTGCAAAATCAAATAATGCAGATGCCTAAAAATTTTGCTACTTACATGTCCCAGATGGAGAAGAACTACAAAGAATTAAGAAAGGAATCTGAGGACATCAAAAAACAATCAGAAATCCAATTTGATAAGGACGGTAATTTAATAGACTCTCCAGAAAATATGGATGCTTTGAAAGTGAGAGGAACTAAATCCTTGATGGAAAACTTACAAACCTTGATGAAAGGTGGAAGCAAAATAAAGGATGCGGAAATAATAGAGCCAGAAGACGAATTAATAAATCCAAGAACAAAAGATGGTGGCACTGCAGATTTCATAGGAGGTTCTGATAACGATGAGGACTTTGAAATCGAGGACGAAATCTTTGATTAATTTTTTTTATGTCAGAAAACAAGGAAGATAAATCCGGTAATTTTTGGTCAACAGCTAAAATAGAAAAACTACTTTTTGAGGCTGAAGAAAATGGAATTGACTATAAAGAGGTTGATAACCCTTTTCATGAAAACGAACCAGAGCTAAGAAGGGGCAATGTACTTTTTGAATACACAGACTGGGAATTAGAAGAAATAAAGAAATGTGCATCTAATGTTGTGTACTTTGCAAACAACTATTGTAAAGTGATGACTGATGATGGTATCAGGCAAATTGAATTAAGAGATTATCAGATCCAAATTCTGAATCAATATCAACATCACAGAAAAAATGTATTCGTTTCCCCTAGGCAATCAGGAAAGACTATAACATCCTCTATATTCCTCTTATGGTACTTGCTATTCAATTTTGAGAAAAATGCCATGATAATGGCAAACATCGGTGATACAGCTGCAGAATTGATGGATAAGATTAAAGTTATCCTTAAAGGATTACCTTTCTTTTTGAAACCTGGTATATTGGTTTACAACGTAATGACTATGAAGTTTGATAATGGTTGCAGAATAATGGCAAAAACAACCACTAAAACATCTTCCATCGGTTATACCATTCACATGCTCTACATGGATGAGTTTGCACACATCAACCCAAACTTCATAAACCAATTCTTCAAATCCGTATACCCAACTATTTCATCTTCACAAATTTCAAGAGTAATCATAACATCCACACCGAATGGGATGAATAAATTTTGGGAAATTTATAAAGGTGCAATTGAAAAGGAAAACGATTTTAATCCGATAAGAGTAGAATGGTGGCAAATACCTGGAAGAGATGACGAATGGAAGAAAAGAGAAATAGCTGCACTAGGATCAGAAGAAGATTTCAATCAAGAGTATGGATGTCAATTCTTATCGTCATCTAGACTTCTCCTTGATTCCCAAAGCCTCAAAAGACTCAAAATCAACGAGCAGGATTTTATACACCATGATCTATTCCCATTTGAAAATAGTCACGTAGATTATTCTAACCTTATTTGGCATCCCAAATTTGATCCAACGTCCATATTTGAAAAGGAAGGACAGAAATTTTATCTTTCGATTGATACTGCAGGTGGAGGTGGAGGTGACTATTCGGTAGTAAACATTTTCAAAGTTGCCCCAATGCCATCTAACATCATAAAATCTAAGAAATTTTATGAGGACGAAAGTGACTTTTTCTGTCTATTACAGGTTGGAATTTTTAGATCAAATCTTATCCAGATAGATGAATTGAAGGTGTTTTTAGAGATACTGGTAACACAAATTCTAGGAGTGGACAACACTAGAATCGTAATTGAGATTGATTATAAGGGAGAGATTCTAATGGACAAGCTTTTAGATTCGGAAGAGTTTTATGAAGAAATGTTCGTTTATACAAGGCACTCAGAAGCATCTACTAGATTAAAGCCAGGAGTTAAGCTCACATCTAAGAACAAAGAAAAATACTGTTACGATCTCAAAATACATGTAAAAAACAGTAAAATAATTCCGTCAGAAAAAAACACAGTACACGAATTAGCTAATTTTGGAATGAACCAGGGAGGAAGTTTTACTAGCCAAATTGGTAAGGATGATATTGCAATGACTTTGGTTGATATAAACTGTATCTTTGAAACTGGTGATTTTCAGGACACAGTAACTGACCTTTATGATGGTTTAAACGAGAAATTTAAAAAGTCTATAGAAGAAAAATTAAAAGAGAATACTGAAGCTTCCTCTGCAAAAGGAGGGGAAATGTCCAATTATACTTTCTTGAATGGTCTCCTTGATTCTTAACTGGAGAATGATATATAGATAGAAAAAGAAGTCCTAACGGATGAACTTCTTCGATATATACAAAAATAATATTTAAAGATGGCCAAACAAGTTAAACTTGATTTATCATTATTCAAAGCTTCTGGTGTTTACACATTAGAATTCGATGCTTCGGAAAACATTATAATCAACCCATCAACAATCCGATTGGTAGTTGGTTATTCTAATGTCGGACCTTTTAACACTCCTGTGTATTGTCCAGACATCACTACTTTCCAGGCAGTTTTTGGAGGAATTGATAAAGCATTAGAGAAAAAGGGATCTTTCTTCCATAGATCAGTTTTAACCTGCCTTCAGTCTGGTCCTGTTTTCGCTCTTAATCTAAGAATACTTAACAACAGTGTAGATGTTAATGGCGATCCAGATTTCGCTGAAGGAGCAGATGTTGCAAGATATAGAGCTTTCTCTGTTGACACAGAGGAACAAAATGGTAACAATGCAACAGGTGGTTATTCAGATCCTTTGACTAAGCAAGATAAATTAGTTTCTTCTTACTATAACAAAGAAAAGTTCTGGTTCCCAGACACTGAGTATTTATTGGCCACTGAAGACACTTCTAGCTCACAGCCTGATTCTAGAAAGCTATTCAGCTTAGTAAACCTTGGTCAGAGCCCAGTATCAATCATCGTTAGAAAATCCCTTGATTCTAGATTCCCATTAAAAGGGTTTGATATAACTGCAAGAGAATATTTTGGTCCAGACAACGTGCCTTCTTATATGAACCAATATGATTATTTGTCAGATTGGTTTGTAGATGTTATTGCAGTTAGTGGAAACTGGACAGATTACCAGGCTTTGGCAAACGATCCAGTATATAGTGCTTACTTTACATCTAAAGGATTCATTAAATCTAAAATCGATGATTTCCTTTCTATAGATGGAGTAAACATTGTTTTAACTGTTACTGGAACACTCATTCCTAACTTCACTGACCAAAACGGAACTCTAAGATATGTTCAGACATTGATTAATAATCAAACTCAACAAACTGGAATTTTCTGTGCAGTTAATGAAGAGGCTTTAGACGATTTAGAGAATAATTCTTCAGTAATTGACTTAGTTGGTCACCACTTGGTTGATGAAATTGGTGCTGATGCTGATATCACTTCAGTTCCAAAGAATTTGAACTTCCTTTCTTATAGCCAAAATCTCTTTGCAGATTTTACTTATTATAGAAATGTAGATGGAGCTACTGGAGGTACAGCTATAACTGACACAGGAGTTTCACCAGGAACTGGATTTGATGAACTTCCTGAAACAGGAACATTGGTTGAGGATTCAACTTTGTTCAGCAACACTGGACCTGGTATCTTGTACACAGATATGAATAATGCTTGGACAATTTCTGGAAGTAAAATTTTATTCGATACCAAGTTTACTAATCCAACATATCACGACGACCAAATTACAGCTGTACAGGAATTCTTAGATATTACAACTACATCTCCTGCAGCTAAATGGGTCCTTGGTAAAGTTACTAGTTCACTTCCTACCCCTGGTTATTTAGGATTTTATGTAGGAGATCTTGTTAAATTGAAGGTTATCTCATCCGAGACAATTACAAATTCAACTTTAGCAGCTGGTGTTCAAACCCAGGTTAGAATGAAACTTACTCACCCATTAATTGGTGCAACAGTAGGTACAACTTATGTTCAACCTTGGTACGAAACGAATAAAAACTCAGCAGATGCTTATCAAATAGGAAGTCCAGATTACTTTGATAATGATGATGTTTACTTCTCGCCTGATATTCCAATCGGAGATGATAGCTATTTGGCTTACGAAAATTCTGTAGCTTATCAGGATTGGGTAAAAGGAAATATTGGAGATGGAGACGTTGTTTGGCAAGACGATACTGGAACTCTTTTACAATATTTGAAATTCGAAACAAATGTTGATAGAGATGGATTCAACGTATTGGTTGTGAGAGCGTTTACAGACGATACTTTCGACACTCCTGAAGCTATTGCTACTTGGGATACTTCATATATCAGCTCATTGCCAGTAGGAACTAATCTTACTACAGGTGAAGCTTTCAACATCGTTTCTACTGCTGGTAACGTCAGCGATTATGTTGACATTATCACTCAGTTAGCTCCGAATGTTGTTGAACTTACTGAAGCTGAAGCTGAAGCGTCAGGAATTAAAGTTGGAGATCTATTGGTATCTACTGACACTCAAACTTACGATAATCCATTAACTGAAAACCTTCAGTCAAGATTAACAAGAGTTCTTGAAGTTAAATCCGTATCTTCAGCAGCGTCGCCTGGAGTTTATACGATACAAGTAAAAACAGAAAGACCTATCCAATTGTACCCAGGTGCAACAACAAGAGTTTGGAAATTCAAGAACATACAGGAATTTGTTAAGACGTTTAACTTCACTTATCTCCCAGGTGCTGCAATAAAAGCTGCTTCTGTACCTAACGGAACAGATACAAGAATGAACGCAATTCTTGATGTGATGACAGACACAAATTTGGCTAGAACACTAGCTGATACTGATGTTATTACATTCAGATACATTGTGGATACTTTTGATGGAGGTATTCAACCAAACTGTAAATACCAACTTACTAGATTGGCTAAGAACAGACAGAAGTGTATGGCAATATGCAACGCACCTTCTATGCAGAAATTCTCTGATTCTATAGATCCTAGATTTACTTCTGCACCAACGTCAACTGATCCAGCACCAATTCTTCAAGCAAGATACATTGCAGATGGTGGTAATTTGAGTTTGAATCCTTCATTCACATTCTCTTTACCTGATGAAGACTTAGGAGCTAAATTCTCTGGTTTCTTTGCTCCTTTCTTGACAATTAGAGAAAACGGCAAGAATTTGAATGTTCCACCAGCTGCTTACGTGTCAAACAACTTCATACGTAAGTTTATCACAGGTGAACCTTATTCAATAGTAGCAGGTGTTAAAAGAGGTATTATCTCAGCAGGTAATTTAGTTGGTCTTGAATATGATTTCGATTTAGAAGATAGAGAATATTTGGAACCATTTGGTATCAACCCAATCATCCGTAAGAGAGGAATTGGAGTAGTTATCTACGGTAACCAAACAAGCTATCAAAGAACTAACTCAGCATTCAATAACCTCCATGTTAGAGATCTTCTGATCACTATTGAAAGCGCTATTGAAGAGATTCTTTCAAATTATGTATTTGATTTCAACGAAGACTCAGTAAGACTTGAAATTAAAACATTGGTAGATAATTACTTAACAGGTGTAAGATCTGTAGGTGGTATTTATAACTACTTGAGCATTATGGATTCTTCTAATAACACACCAGCAATCATAGATCAGAATCTAGGTATTATAGATGTTATAATCGAACCTGCAAGGGGAATCCACAAATTTATTAACAGATTAACGGTAACAAGAACTGGAGGCATTGCTTCTGGAGGATTTATCCAATTTTCTTAAAAATATAAATTAGAAGAAAAAGGCTTAGATTAATCTAAGCCTTTTTTTTTGTATTCCCATTTCAAATTACCAAAATCCCATAATTTATAATAACCTCTCTCAGTCATAATAATATCCTCAGTTTTAGTTCTATCGAAACCGTCTTTAATTAATTTATCTTTTCTGAAATTGAATCTATGGTATCTAATATTACTCTTACACCAATAGTAATTAGGCTTGCTTTTAGATATAAAATCAAATCCTATATTTTGGTAGAGATTTCCAGTATACCAAGAATTGTCTTGATAAGAAATAACTAGATCCGGATCAAATTCTTTGATAAATTTATTGAAAAGTTTAGATGCACCTCCTACTACGGTCGTTCCTAATTTATTACAGAATCTTAATAACTCATATTCTCCCTCTTTTGATCTTTGACCCAAAGATTTCCTTTTTGCCCCAAAAGTCATAATTGAGACTAATTCTGAATCATAATAAAGTCCCAGCTTGATTCGTGATGGAACATATCCTTGTATGTGATTAGTATCAAGAAAATCCTTTTCTTCTCTGGCAGTAATTTTTAGGATATTACATTTTCTTGCATATATTTTTTTACAAAGACCTAAAGCATTCAAGATTCTGCTTTTTATGATTTCTTTTTTTAGGAGCCAACTGTCCTCCCAAATGTGGTAAATTTTTATCCCCTTATTCTCAATAATATTTTTCTTATTAAGATTTCCATTTTTCCCCTTAAAGATCTCACTATGCCACCAGATCCCATGGAATTCAAAACCTACATTTAATTCAGGTAAAAAGAAATCAATTTCCTTACCTTCGCATATTTTTCTATCGTGAGTTATTATTTCCAAAGCGTATATTTCTTTGAGGTACTCACTAAGTTCATTTTCTGCTCTAGATTCAGAATAAAGAGGGGGACTGCATTTTAAGCACGGATTTTGTCCAGCTGATATTTTCTTATTAAAGTATGAAGTTGATGAGACTGAAGAATTGCTGCAAATATTACATTGTATTTTAACTTCTTTAGTGTTAAAATCTTTTATTTCTATTGGTATATTAAATTTTTCAATTTTAGAGATTCTATCTTTAGAATTATTTTCTATAATACTTTCAGAGATTCTTTTTTTATTTTCTTCTACTTTTAACCAGCTTGTTTCTCCAAATTTTTCCAAATTTGTTTTTTTGATCTTATTTTTTACCTCCTCGTTCTTTCCAGGGTTATCAACTCCAAACTTTGATATGAAAGTATCCTTTAATTTTGTCTTAAATGTTTCAGTTTGAAACAAATGGTCTACTCCGTATTTATTTTGGTAAAATTCTTTAACTGACCTATTGTTTTCCCTTGAAACGCATTCTTTATCCCCGCATGTCTTATTATAGCCCTTTTTGAAGTTTCTCCAAGATCTTGGTTTACCACATTCACAAAATTTGATTTTTTTGTCCTCAAATACAAATTTCAATCTTTGTACTTCACTCGGATTAGAATAAAGCTCTGATATGTCAAGGGATTTGGAATACAGTTCTTTTTTTAGTTCCTCATTGTTTTTAATCAATTTAGAAAAAGCGTTTGCTTTTTTTGTCCCTTTTTTTATAGCTGTGTATTCTGAAAATAAATCTGGTTCCATGTATATCCCTTGTAGGTTTAACCTTATATATCAAGCCCAATATATAGTTGTTTCTATTAAAAAAAAAACTGAATACTGATATATACTAAGATAGTTAATTAATTTGATCAACTCCGCTATTTTACATTTAAATTTTATGCTGAAATAGTTAGACAAATATATAATTCAAAAGACAATGGCAGGTTTACCACATTATACCAGTTCGAAGGCTTCTATTAACAAATACGAACCAGTTTTCCTGAACCAGTTTGAGGTATTAATATCTCCTCCAACTGGTGTAGCTGCTCCACAAGGAAATCCAGGAAGTGGAAATATTTTATTAGAGCAAGTTACAAGAGTATCTGGTTTACAGGTAGATCAGAACCCAGGAGAAATAACTCAGCAATTCAAATTTGCAAAGAGATATTATTCTGGAGCAGCTCCTCAAAGAACTGGTTTAGACGTAGATATTGAATTCGAGATTAACCTTGATGACAATAATTCTATGTATGTGTTCAAGATACTTCGCCAGTGGTCAGATTTAGTTTACAATCCTATAACTGGTGCTATGGGACTTAAGACAAATTATTCAGGTAACATTTTAATCAGTGTTTTCAATAAAGCTGGTGACGTGTTCAGAAGAATTAATTTGAAAGATTGCTTCCCTATTACACCAATTAACGAAATGGCTCTTAACTATACCCAAACAGGTATTTATAAGATCAACGTGACATGGGCAGTAGATTATTTCGAAGATACATTTATATAATTAGAAGAAAATGGCAGGATTACCACATTTCAGTTCATCTAAAGCAGCTGTACAACTTTATGAACCAGTTTACTTAAACCAGTTTGAGGTTATAATACAGCCACCAGTAGGTGTTTCTAATCCTTTAGGAAACGGAGGAAGAACATTACTTGTTGAGAACGTGCTTTCAATTTCTGGTCTTGCAGTTGATAAGAACCCAGGAGTTGCTGAACAAAGATATAAGTTTTCAAGAAGAAGATATGCTGCTGGAGCAGTAGATGATACTGGTGTAAAAGTCAGAATTGATTTTGAAACAAACCTTGATGACAATAATAGCAATTATGTTTTCAAGACTTTAAGACAATGGTCTGACCTAGTTTACAACCCATTAACAGGTGCAACTGGTATTAAGTCTGTTTATGCTGGAGACACTTATATTCTTATTTCTATATTTAATAAGCAAGGTGATGTTTTCAGAAGAGTTAAGCTCGTAAACTGTTTCCCTGTTGACCAGATCAAATCGCTCGACCTTGATTACACTAACGGAACTACCCCTTACAAAGTGGCACTTTCCTTTAGAGCTGATTACTTCGAGGATCTTTTTAACTAAAATTTTAAAGGTTAAATATATAGATGGAGACTCTACAAAGTCTCCATTTTATTTTGTGGTCGAACCAGGAATAAAATGTCAGATACCAAATTACATGGACGACAGTTGTGACCCTGAAACAAAAAACAAGAACAGCTTCAGTTTGCTTGATATTGGCAACTTTCTTCAATCCATTTGGATTCGATATCCTTTTCGCTGCAATAATGAAATGGACAAATTCCTACTGGCATACTGTAGCAATTTTTTACTTCCTTTCGGCGCTATTCTTTGGATTATACTTTTTTTTCTCATTTAATAAGAAACTAAAAGAAACCAAGGAGTAAAATCTTCATGGAACATATGGACAAAAATTTAGAAAGAAATTTACTTGACGAGCTAAGTAAAAAAGAATCGAATTCCAAGTTTGAATATGATGAGGATCAAGATGTTGAGAATTTTGAAATCCCAAATTGGATTCCAGAAAAACCACAATCTAATGCTCGGGAAACAGTTACAAATCCACCTAGTAATAATCTAGGAAAAGTAAACAGGGTTCCTTTGGGAATGGAATCGGAGTGGAAAAATCTTCCACCACAAACATTACCATCAAAAGGTTTTGGCTATCCTGAAGGATTTGAAATCGCAATCAAATCAGCATCTGTTTCTGAAATCAGACATTTTTCAACAGTAGATGATTCCGATAGAATTGATTTAGATGACAAATTAAATACTATAATTAAGAAGTGTATGAGAATCCGCTGGAATGGCGGTGTTCTAGACCATTATGATCTTTGGTACGAGGATAGATTCTTTCTAATAATGTCAATAAGAGATTTAACATTTCTAAAAGGAGAGAATAGAATTCTTTTACCTGTTTCTAAAAATTGCACAAAACAAGAGTGTCAAGTTCCAGACCAAATAGAGCTTAAATCCAATCTTTTAGATAGTTTTATAATTGATCAAGAGATTGTAAAAAGATATGATGGAGATTCTTTCTCTTTTAAATTCATTCCAAAAGATGGAAGCCCAGAAATGAATTTGTATATCCCTACAGTTGGTGTTACCACTATTTGTAGAAAAATTATAGCAGAAAAGAAAGCTAAAGGAAAGAAATTCGATCCAAGTTTTGCAAACATTGCAACATTCATTATTCCAGATTGGAGAGCATTAGACGAACGTCTTTACGATCAATACGAAAGAGCTTCTTTAGAATGGACACCTTTACAATTTTCGATTGCTGACCAAATAAGTCAAAAAATCAATTTTGCCACCAAGTCTAGAATTTATACCAACTGTGAAAGCTGTGGCGGGGAGGTCACAGCAGAAATATCCTTTCCCGGAGGATACAGATCCCTTTTCGTTATTTCAAATATCTTTGACCAATTACTTTGAGATAAAATTCAGACTTTGGGAAGAGTTTAAGGTTTCTATTGATACTCTAGAAAATCTACCTTTTTATGAATATCAGATGTATATAGACATGCTGAATAAAAAGATAGAAGACCAAAATCAAAAGAATGCACAAGGAGATTTGGTTGAGGCATTCTCTTTTAGTAAGCCAAAAAGCTGAAAACCTGTGAGATCGGGTATATAATGTAAAAGAAACATCTTGGCTGAAGAAAACTTACCTATTTTTAAATCCGAGGGAGAAGCCTTTGATCGTGCTAAAATAAATGCAGAAATTCGATCAGGAAATACCGGTGCAGTCACTCCAGAAATAGGAGATAGTATGAGGGCAGCAGAAAAGGCTACTACTCAGGCTAAATCTTTTTATGATCAGGTTTACAATGACGAATTGAAAGCTTTAGATCCTGCTTATGATAAGAATGATCCTTTCTATCAATATGCTTATGCAAGTACAAGTTCGGATAAAAAAGACATTCAAGAAAAGATAGAAGAAGGTCAAGCAGTTGATGGAAAAGAAATTGTTCCAATGGCTAAACAGGCAGCAGGAACTAAAGTAGGTAATGCAAAGGCACTAAAATCTGGTACAGTTACACAAATAGCTGAACAAATTGGGATTAAGGAAATTAAAAGTATGGAGGAATTTGATACAGTTTCTTCAGATTTTAATTCTAAAACTAAGGACGAAAGTCTAAAATTTGAAACACTTCTAAGTGCTTTTTCCAGAATAATTGGACAGCTAAATGAGGGATTGGGAATAGGTGCTAAACTACCAAAAGAAACAGAACTCAAAAACAACGCGATCATATCAGCTTTAGCTAAAATCTTATCAGCTGAAGGAATTAAGAACGAGTCCATTTCCAAAATGGCAGAAAGGTATGATGAAAATTTAAAAAATCTAATCAACAGTAAGCAGACTGGGATAGAGGGAATTAAACAGGAAGAAAAGAAACCAGAAAAGACTGAGCCTACAGCAGAAGTTAAATCTCAAGAGCAAAAAATCGAGGCGGCAATTCAACCAGAAAAATCCCCCGCTGGAGAGGCAACTACACCTGCAATAGCAGAAACAGTACAGACTGAGCAAACCATAGCTACTCCAACAGAAACTGGTGCTATAGAATCTGCAACCCCAGGTAATGAAACTGCTGAAAATAAAGAGGTAGGTTCAGTTGCAGAACAATCAACAACACAGATCCAAAGTGCAACTGAAGGGACAACACCAGAAAACAAGGAAGCTACATCTGGCACAAATGAAAGTGTAGCTGTTACCCAGGAGCAAAAAATCGAGACCCCCACAGCAGAAACGAAAACTGAAACTGCCACTGCAACTGGTGAAACTGCTGGGACAAAAACTCAAACGGGAATAGAAGGTAATGCCTCACAAGAACAACCTGCTAAAGGGAGTTCTAGAGGATCTGAATTTTTAAAATCTATTTTCGGGGTATCTGCTGGGGAAACAGCAGAAACAGGAAATAGGGGTAAAAAGTTTATGGAGGGCATTTTTGGAGGAAAAAGCTCCAAAGAGGAAACTTCTACAGCTTCTTCCACAGCTGAGAGTCAAGTTGGTAAATTGGAAGAAAAATTAGAAGAGGTTAAACCTGGAATTACTTCCAATACTGGGACTGCAGAAAAAATTACTGGGGAACTTTCAAAAAAGGCTGAAACTTTTAGTGAAAATAAAAGTATAATACAAACGGACACACAAAAATTGAGCACTCCAATCTCTCAGCCATCGAAAGAAACTGAGACAAAAGAGACAACCTCAACAGAAACCGAACAAAAACCTATAACTGAAGCCTCAACTGCTAGTAGCGAAACTACTTCACTTGGAATGACTGATCAAGGAAACACTAGTCAAGTAGAAAGCACTAATACTAAATCTTCAGGAACTGAGAATAATGAAGCTATGGCAATGAAAATGGATGCTATGATTAATTTGTTATCACAATTAAATGATACGCTTTCAGGACCATTGTTAGTAACATCCTCACAAAAAAAGTTTGAATGATGTTTACTTTTCAAAAAACATCTTTTATATTTGTAATAACCAAATCTTAATAAATAAAATGAAAGCAAATTACGAAATCACTAAGGAACTTAGAGAAGCATCGGTAGAATTTTTAAACTCCTATGCAAATTATGGGAAATGTTTGGATTTTTTAAAAAACGAGGAAAAAACATCTTACACTGAAGATGAGGTCAATGAGATCCTTAATCTTCTAGGTAGTTTTCGTCTACGTGACGTATTTCACATCGTGGAAAGATTTAAAGTTGAGGTAACCCAATTAAAATCTGATCAAGTTGAGCAATCAGCACCTTCCACAGAGCAAGCAGGATAAAATAGATTCATTGTATTTACG